TGGGGATTTGTATGTCCTTCTGAATCGCCCGATGGTGGTAATGTTGGAATTATTAATCATTTATCAATTATGGCACAAGTTTCATTTAATGTTTCAGAAATAGGTATTCATGAAGCCTTAATTGACAATGGTATGATTTTATTAAATGATGTTATTCATCAAGAATTAAATCAAAATTGTAAAATATTTTTAAATGGCAAATGGATAGGTATTCATAAAAATCCGGATTTTTTGTATAAAATTATGAGATTATTAAAATTAAATAGTATTATTCATTTATATACATCTATTTATTGGGATATTAATACAAATGAAATTTATGTATTTTGTGATAATGGTAGATTATTAAGACCGGTTTTTGTATTAAAACAAATGGGTTCAGTATTATCAAATGAATTAATAGAGGGTAATTTTTCATATATGTCACATTGGAATCATTTAATTCGTGGGGAACATATGTATGATTTATATCCAGAATTATCTGTATATGATGAAACATATCATCGTGAAGAATTTATGAAAATAAAAACTAAATATGAAGATTATATATCTTATTTAGAGGATAATAAAGCTCAAATTGAGTATATTGATCCATTAGAAACAGAAGGATTTTTTATATCTAAAAGTATTTATTCTATAGATAAAGAATATACTCATTGTGAAATACATTCATCATTAATATTATCTGCTGTAGCATTAAATATACCTTTCCCAGAACATAGTCAATATCCAAGAAATGTTTTTTCATGTCAACAGACAAAACAAGCAGTAGGATTATATAGTTCGGCATATAATACTAGATTTGATACATTTGCTCATGTATTAAATTACCCACAAAAACCAATTGTTACAACTAGATATAAAAAATATACAGATGTTGATAAATTACCTTATGGTGTAAATGCTATTGTAGCAATTGCATCTTATACTGGATATAATCAGGAAGATAGTTTAATTTTAAATAAAACTTCTATAGAAAGAGGTATGTTTCAATCATTATATTATCGCAGTTATGAAGAAAAAGAAGAAAATACAGGAACAAGAAGAATTTATTTTGGAAATCCAGAAAATTATAACGATATTAAAAAAAGTAAAATTATAAATTATGATAAATTAGATACAAATGGTATTGTTAAAGAAGGTTATTATGTAACCGATAATGATGCAATTGTAGGAAATATTGGAGAAGAAGTAAATAGTAGTGGTAATATAGTTAAAAAAGTTTCAGGTAAATGTATAAAATTTGCTACATCTGGAATTGTTGATAAAGTTGTTGTTGTTAAAAATAAAGATAATTTAAGAACTGCAAAAGTAAGAATTCGTAAAAATAAGATCCCAACCGTTGGAGATAAATATGCATCTAGACCAGGACAAAAAGGTATGTGTGGTTTAGTTTTAGAGCAAGAAGAAATGCCTTTTACAAAAGATGGCATTGTTCCAGATATTATTATTAACCCTCATGCTATTCCAAGTAGAATGACAATTAATCAATTATTAGAAGTTGTTTTAGGAAAAAGTGCATGTTTAGGAGGATTTTTAGGTGATGCTACTGCTTTCCAAAATAATGATATTCATGATTATGCTAAATTAATGGAAAAATATAATTATAGTGAATGGGGTAATGAAATATTATATAGTGGTATTACAGGTGAACAATTAAAAACATCTATCTTTATAGGTCCTACTTATTATCAACGATTAAAAATTATGGTAGCAGATAAAATGCATAGTAGAGGACAAGGACCATTACAAAGTTTAGTAAGACAACCTGCCGCTGGAAGAGCAAATAATGGTGGATTAAGAATCGGTGAAATGGAAAGAGATAGTATTTTAGCTCATGGTATATCAGGATTTTTAAATGAATCTATGATGGAAAGATCAGATAAATATTCTGTAAATATAAATAAAACTACCGGATTAATATCAAATGGTGAAGAAAATGATAATATTGTAAATGTAAATATGCCTTATAGTATGAAAATGTTATTACAAGAATTACAGACGATGAGTATTGCTCCACGTTTAATTACAGATAATTCAATAGAAAATCCATATGTTCATGAATATATAGAAAGAGGATTTAAATTATAATTTAGATAATAAAGATTTTAAATTAGTTAAACGATTTTTAAATATATTATTATTATTTATTATAATACAAGAATTATGACATATTTTAATATTTTGTTTATTAGATGATAATATTTTATCTATTTCATCTATAATTTTATTAGAATAATATTTTAAGATTTCAGTATTAAATTTATTTTTTAATGAATTCATATCATAAATAATGTTATGATTTACTAATATTAGTAATTGATTCCAAAATAGTGAAAAATTATTAGGACCATCATAATCTTTAATTTTTCTTCTTTTAGTTCTATATAATCGTTTATTATCATAATATTTAATGGTTATATTTTCAGAAAATAAAATAGTCATAAACTGACTTTATTATACATAGATAAAAATATTATTTTTTATTTTTTTTAGGTTGTTTTATTTTTGGCATACCTTGAGTTGGTGCGTTTCTGTTTTGACCGCGAACATGTGTTCTTCCACCACTCGGTGTGTTTCTCATATGAGGTGTCACTTTAACTTTTCCGGGCATTTAATATTATAATTATTTGATATGATATAAACTTTAAATATTTATTATTGACAAGGTTTAAATGATTTGCGATGCCATTTAGTGGGACCAAAATCTTTTAATGCTTCCATATGAGTTTTCGTTCCATAACCTTTATTCTTATCAATATCATAATTTTTTAAAATACTATTATCTTCGCATAATTTTAAGATATATTCATCTCTGTATTCTTTTGCTAAAATACTAGCAGCAGCTATATTAATATATTCATTATCTCCTCCTGGAATACAAACATGAGGTATAAACTCAAATGTATTTTTATCATTATATTTCTCAAAATAATTACCATCAACTAAAATGGTATCAATATTAATTACAGATGTAATATCATCTAAACAGTGATGCATTCCAATCATAGTTGATTGTAGTATATTATGTTTATCTATATCTTTTTCATATATAAATTGTACATTATAAGCAATAGAATTTTCTTCAATATATTTTCTTAATAATTTTCTATTTTTTTCTGAACATTTTTTAGAATCTTTAATTTCGCATGGTGGTGGATTATCTCTTATATCATTCATTATAACCGCGCCAACTACAACTGGACCTAATAAACATCCTCTACCGGCTTCATCAAGACCAACTTCTAAATTTTGTGATTTATAATAATTTTTCATAATAATATTATTTATAATATATTATTTAAATATAGATTATGAAAACAAAAAAAAAAGATATAAGAGATAGTGGTATAAGATTAAAACCAATTGAACATAATATATTAAAAAACTATTCTAAATTTACTAAAAGAAAAAAGAAAAAAAAGAAGAAAAAGAAAAAGAAACGATCAATTAAAGAGGTTCATATAAAACCAAAAATAGATGATATTGACAAATTATTAACTGAACAAAAAATTCATACAAAAAAAGATATTAAAATTATTGATACAGAACTAGAAGAAGAACAGGAAGAACCTATAACAAAAAAAATTGATATTGTTAAAGGAAAAGCAGATATAAGTTTAAATGATCCAAATATTAAAAAAGTAAAAGTAGATAATATTGAGGAAGAAGGAAATAAAAAAGGTGGTGGTATTATAATAGGATAAATTTATCGTCTACGTTTTGATCTTTTAGATGATTTCCTACGCTTAGATTTTCTTTTCATAGATTTTCTTTTCTTTGAATATTTTTTACGATATGATTTTCTTTTTTTCCCACCACCTAATTGCCCTTGATTTGCCACTCGTAAGACTAAATCTTCACAATCTTTTTGACTGAGGTGTGGATATTGACTCTGGCAGGTATTCATCATAATTTGCGTTTTCGATTTTCTTCCAAATTTGGGCATTTTTGGCATTATATATATATATATATATATTTTTTTCGTCTAAATTAATATTTTTTAATCTTTATAAAATTAATAATTTTATAATGAATTCAGAAACAAAATATAATTTATTATATCTTGCCAAACCTGTTTATGGTGGTTGGGTAACATTTACTTCACATTTATCTCATAAATATAATTCACCGATTTATAAAATAACTGAAAGAAATGAAAAAAGTAAAAGAGATTATGGTTATGATTGTAAATATCAAAATTTAACAATTGAGAATATCTTAAAATTAGATAATTTAGTAATTACTGCAATTGATAAACATTATTATAAATATTTACATTTATTACCAAGTAATACAAAAATAGTAATTCATGATCCAACTGAATGTAAGGGTTCATCTAAAAATCCTAATCCACTGGTATTATCAACTGATAAAAATGAAAAACCATTATTAACTCAATTTAATGTAATAACAATTCGCGAAAAAGTACAAGATTATTTACATAATAAATTTAAAATAAAATCTACGTTTATGCCTCATCCATTCTTTTCATATGATTTACCAAAAAATGATGGATTGGGATATAATTGTGTATCAATTGCACGAATTGATTTTGATAAAAATACAGATATTTTATTAAAAGCAAATACAAAGATAAAAAATAAGAAAGATCATATTTATTTATTTGGTGCTGAAAATCGTATTTATGTTCATCATAAATTAAAAAATTTAAACATAGATGAATATTGGAAAGGTAAATTTCCCAAAAATTTATCTCCATTATATGAAAATAAAAGTATTTTAAAAGATGCAAAATATATGATTGATATGTCAATTATCAAGGGAGACGGTGGTGGAACGCAGTATACATTTTTAGAAGCAATTCACCATAATACTTTATTAGTATTACATAATGAATGGATTAATCGTGGTGATTTATTTAAATCTGGTTATAACTGTATTGGTGTATCTAATGATACAGAATTAAGTGAATTTATTAATCATGGATTATCAGAAGATAAGTACAATGAAATATTACAAAATAGTAAACAGATATTAATCAAACATATTTAATGACTCTTTTTTCTAAGTTTTGATCTATTTTTAGATTTTTTCTTTTTAGATTTACGTTTTGATTTACATGTTATTTGATAACAGTGAATTTGTTTTTTACATAAACATGGTTGACATCTACATTTTTTACATCTTTTTTTAGTTTTAGATTTTCTTTTTTTAGATTTACCTTTTATTGATTTTTTCTTTCGTTTTCCACCACCCATAACACCGGTTGACTTTTGTATTAATTCAGTTATACCTGCTTTAAGATTTTCGGTTGTTATATGTTCATGAACATCTCTACCATTTACTAAACTTACATGTCCGCTAATTACTCCTATTATATATTTATTAATAGCACGAACAAGAGGAGCTATTTTATATGAGGGAATATCTCTCTCTCTTGTAACTGCATCTAATACTTGTAAATATGGATCTGCTGCATTATTTTTAATTAAATAAACTAATAATAATCTTAATTCGTTACTTCCATCTATATTTCCTCCTGTTCCTAAATTAATATCCGTGTCATTAATTTTAATTGTCCATTCATTTGTTTCTTTATTAAATGTAATTTTTTCAGGACATAAAGTATCTCCTAAATATATTCCCCCATAAGCGAAAGGAATTTGTCCATGAGCCCCCCCTATTTGTTTTCTGACCATTTATATAATTAATAAATATATATATAATTTAACAATAATTAAGAGCAAAAGTTAATTTCTTTCCAGGAATAGTATGAATATAATCTTTAATATCTTGCCATGTAGTTGGATTTTTACTAGCTAAATAATTCTTATGAATATCATAAACTAAAGGCTTAAGATGATAAGGTATTTCATTTTTATTTAACTTTTTATAAATAAATACATTTTTGTAAGTATTAAATAATTCATTGCTTAATTCATGAATTTTTTCTCTGTAATTATTAAATAAATGTTGATGTTCAGGGAAATATCTAATATATTTTTTAAGATTATTATTTCTTCTTAATTCAATATAATTTAATAGATGATTATTCATATTAATTTTTAGATTTTTAACTTCATCAAAATAAGGATTAATCCATTTATAACGTAGATTGCCGGATCGTACTGTAAATCCTTTAATATAATAATCAATAATTGGTCCTTTATATATTTCTAAAAAATTATCTTTATCTGTAAATGATTTATTAACTGATACCATATTATAAATATTTTCTGGATATTCAGTTTTATCTAATCGGTGGATAGTATTATCAGAAAAATCATAAATATCAATTAATACTAATTCATTATTTACAATTGGTGAAACATTTCTATTTTCAACATGTTTCATTACAAATGAATATGACATATTTTGATTTAACAGATTATAATCTAATTGACTACATTCATCAAACATATTACGAAAAGATTTTTTATTATTCCACTTATTATATCCACCAATTTCACTTCTAGTTGAGATTAACCATTCATTTTGATAATAAAATAAATTAACCATTGTTCCATCAATTAAATGTTCTAAAACTAGATTTTCACCTTCTAATTCATTATCTAACATAGATGATTTGATAGGTGATAAACAAACGAGTTTATTATTTTGATCAATTACGGCACCTTTTAAATAAAGTTTCCATAAATCATTTTCATCATTATATTGTGGTGGTGAATCATATGGATAAGAGATTATTTTTAAATTTTTGTATGAATTAACTTTAAAATTATTTTGTTTAAAATATGAAGTAATATCTGTTAAAGAGTCTATGTGATTTTGTAATTCCATTATTGGATAATAATATTATTATATTATCTTTTTAAATAGAAAATCGTATTAAAAGAAAATAAAAAATATTATGAATAAATAAATGGAAAGTGAAGAAATCCCAATAAAAAGTGTAGAAGAAAATGATCCATTTTTAGGTGAAGTAGATGAAACCGAAATAGATGAAATGAGTGATACTGAGAGTGAAAATGAAGGTCAAAATATATTACCTATAATAGAAGAAAATGAATCATCATATGATATAGGTGATATATTTATTATTTTATTTGATAAAGAACCAATATTATGTACAATAATAGAAATATTACCTTATGAAAATATTTTAAAAATGAAAAGTGATGATGAAAAAGTATTATCATTTAAGTTTGAGTCTGGTGAATTGATATTAAAAAACGAAGATTATGAAATAAATGATATTATTAAAGTAAAATTATATGAACCCGACGATGAAGAAACACAATATGATGAAATATCATTTGAGACAGATATTTTAAAAGATAAAATTTATTCTGAATCAGCATTAAAAGATGATTTACTATCGGCATTAATTCAGTCAATGGGAATTTATGATAATGAATTATTAATAAGTGAAGTTCAAGAAATCATTGACAGTTTTTATGAATTGATTAATTTTAAAGAAGACAAATCATTAAAAATGCCTCATTGGTTAATACCAATAATAGAAGATGATGTTAATAAATATGATGATTTACTTGGTTTTATTATAGAAAATGAATTAAAAGAAGAAATATTAGGATCATCAAATGTTAGAAATTATAGAGATTATTTAAATAATATATTACGATTTTCTAAACCGATAGATACAAAAACAGGTAAAGGTATTAATACAGATGAATATTCTGGTATATTTTTAAGAGATTGTTTACAGTCAGGTGATTGCATTGATATTAATGGTGATTCATATACATATGATGAAAGAAGAAATAATAAAAGAATAATAAATAATGGTGAAGTAATATATAGTTCAAATTTATTAAGAATAGTTAAATTTTTAGAAGAACCAATTAATAAACATGTTTATTCGGTGAATCCGTCAACTTTATCTCGCTTTAGTATATTTGAGAAATATATTTATGAATATTTAAATCGTAAAAATAATTTTTATAAAAAGGAAAGAATACAAAAATCCACAATTTTAAATGAAAATGATAGAGGTCAAGATAATTTTATAATTCATAATTTACCAGATGATAGTAAATTAATAAATATAAGTGATTATAAAAATAGTTGTCATATTAAATTAATAGATTTATTATTAGATGATGATGATATTAATGATCTTTTATTTAATTATAATGATATAGAAAAGATTTTATTTAAATATAAATTATCATATCATGATTTATCATTAATAAATAGAAATAAATTAGATACAAGAATATCAGAAAATATTAAAAAATATAAAAAGAGATATCCATATTATAAACGTAAAAGTGAAAAAACTGATTTATCATCAAAAAAACAAGCATTAACAGATGAAAAGCGGGTAGAATTGGCACATGATATTATATTTTCTATGAATAAATTAAGTGAAAGAAAATATTATTTATCAAAATTTATAGAATTATTTACAAGGGGTTCTGAAAATAAAACTGAATCACCGAATTATTTATATAATAAATTTAATAATAAGAAATTATTATGTAAACATCATCTTTATGAAATAAATATTGAGAATGATAATAATGTATTTTCTAATATGAAAAGTATATTTGGATTACCACCTGAAGATGGTTTTATATCATGTAAAGTATGTGGTAATTATTTATGTAGAGAAGATAGTTCATTATTTGATGGATATGATGATGATAAACCAATACAAAATAGGGAAGTATTAGATATAGATAAAGAAAAGGAATTAGAGATAAGTGAATTTTTAAAAGAAAAAGAAGAAATTGTAAATATTATAAAACTTATTTCGGGAAGTTTAAATGTAAATTTATTAGATGAAGATATATATGATATTTTAATATTATATGAATTATTGGATAATACTATATTATCAGATACTAGATATGAAATGAGAGATGTTAGTTTTACGGATATTCATCCAAGAGTATCAAAACGTGTTGAATCTATTAAAAAATTAGAAAAGAAAGAAAAAGATAAAGAAAAAAAGAAATCATTAAAAACAGAAAGAGAAAATATAATTAAAAATTTCCAGAAATGGTTAAAAGATACAAATAAGATATTATTTTTAACATCAATGATTACTTTATATATACAAACTTCGTTGGGACAATTAAAGGGGAAATTATCATTTGATTTATTGGATATAGAAACGAAACAGATAAATCATAAATCATTAAAATATTTATCAGAAAAAATAAGAAAACTATCAGAAAAATATAAAAAAGAAAAGATATGGAATAATTCTCTAGATTTATTTAATGAAAAAGAATATGGTACAAATGAAATAGATATCCAATTAGGATTAACAACTAAATATTGTATTGAACCATATTTTCCTCAAATTACAAATCGTATCTCAAATTTAGAAGAATATATATCATCAACTAAAAATGATTATTTAAAACAAGAATGGATTACATTTAAACCATTAATGTCAAATGTTCTTGTTAAAAATATTAGAGAATTATTAACAGAAACAAATGATATAAATACATTAAAAAGGATATATGGTGGTATTACTATTGAGAATAGTTCATTATTAAGAACAAAAACTCAATCTTTAAATACTCCTTTAACTGAAATATTAAATATACCTCAAATAGAAATATTTAAAAATTCTTCATTTAAAAATTTATTTAGATATGCTGTATCACTTTATGGTAAACATCCAAATAATGTATTTATTAATTTAACATGTAATAGATTAATAAATACTTGTGATAAAAGGGATGCTGTATTAAAAATATTTACAAAAAATGGTTGGAATGAATCTTCTGGTTCATTTAAAACATTAAATTTTAAAATGATTAGAGAAAAATTAATACCAGATTTATTAAGTTTATATGGTGATAAAAATACAGAAATAAATTCATGTTATGATAATGAAAAATCTTGTAATGATTTTATACATAATGCTATTAATACATATGATTTACCATTATTAAATACAAAACCAAAACGAATTTATAATTATAAATCACCAAATGTTTATCCTGAATTACCTTATGGAAGATTAAATGAAATAATTAATTATGATGAAAAAGGAAAAGAAACTAAAAATATGATTACAAGATTATTTGATTTATTTAAATATGATGAAATGAATGAAATAAAAAAAATATATAATGATAATTTTTATTATCAATTTTATTCAAAAACATCACTTTTAAATGATATTCATATAGTAAATAATAAAGAAAGATTTAAAAAAATTGATAAAAATGAAAAAAATTTTCATTTAATATTAGATACAATACGTAAAAATAATTCATTAAAATATAATAATATTATTCATACTAAAACTAAATATAATACAGATGATTATAAAGAAATAGAAATATATTCCAACTTAGATGATAGATTTATGTTTTATTTAGATATATTAAAAGGTAATTTTAAAGATAATCGTAAAAATATAAATGATAATTTATTAACAATCTTTGATTCAATAACTAAATATGATAATTCAAAAGCAATAAATGATAAAAATGATAATGAATTAAAATTAATATTTTCTGAAATTATTAAAGAAACAGAATCAAATATAATTGATATTTCTAAATTTTTATCAACTAGTGATGAAATTACTATTCAGCAAAAAAAGAGATTTACTAATATTTTTAAAGAATATAATCCTATAGAAAGAATATCATTTAGTTCTGATAATATATCATCAATATTAAATTTATTTATTAAAGATAATAATCTTAAATATAATCATTTATTAGGATATATTAATGATATTAATAATATTTTATCAAAAGTAGTATATATTAATACAATTGATACAAATTTACCGAAATCATGGAAAGTATCTGATACTTTTTATCAAGACTATAGTAAATTTATAGATAGAGATGGAAATAGTGGTAGTTTATATTTACATAATAATATTTATATGAAAACAAAAGATAATTATATAGGATTTAATACATATGTTAACAAAGATAGTAATAATAAATATATATTATTTATATATGATAAAATAAAACATTTATTAAAAAATTTAAATATGATAAAAGGTTCAGAAACTTCTAAATATAATAAGAAATATTGTGATATTTATATGAAATATCATTTTATAGGAATATTATATGAAATAATTAATATTATAAATGAATTAAGAGATTCACAATCAGAAATAACTGGCGATGCAAATATATTATTTCAATCACTCGAATTAAGAGATGAAGATTTAATTGATGAAATGATAGAAATATTAACACAATTTACAATGGATTTAATAACTCATATTTTATTTCAGCATTATGATCCATCATGGTTATTTTTAAATGAACAAAAACTAGATTTAGCAAATAGATTGTCAAAACAAAAAGAAAGAGAAAAACAAGTTTTAATTGACAAGTTTGACAATGCAGACAGAGAAAGTCGATATTCAATGATACAAAAACAAAAAATGGGAATATCTAGTTGGCATCATGAAGGGGCTAAATTAGGTGAAGAATATGTTAAAAGTGATGAATATGTTTCTCATACAATAGATGAAAGAAATGAAAGAATAAAAGAAATTATTTCACAATCAAATATAGAATTAGATGTATTAAGAACAATGGAAGATGATGAAGTCACCGAAATACCACAAGCAAACTTACAACCTTTTAATGAAGAAGTCGATGGCGCTGATCCATACGAAGAATATGATGAAGAAAATGAAGATTATAGAAATGATTACTTAAATGATGAATTATTACAAGAATTTAATGAATAAATTAAGTTTATATTTAAAGAATATTTTCAGTATTAAGATAAAAATGGATATTGACAATGATAAATATATTTTTAATGTTAAAACAGTTCAATCGGGAGCATTTAGAATCTTGATTGAATCATTAAAGGAAATCTTAACTGATACTAATATAATTTTTGACAAATCTGGAATAAAATTAATTGCTACCGATACTTCACAAATAGTTTTAATTCATATGAAATTATATGCTGAAAATTTCGAATATTTTTATTGTGAAGATAAAACTGTTATTGGAATTAATGTTATGAATATGTTTAAATTAATTAAAACTATGAATAATAATGATACTTTAACTTTATTTATTGAAAAAGAAAATCCTAATAGACTCGGTATTAAAATTAATAATATTGAAAAAAATGCACAAACTTTATTTAAAATGAATTTATTAGATATATCAGACGAAGAATTAGTTATTCCCCCGGCTAAATTTGAGACAGAATTAACATTACCATCATCAGATTTCCAAAAAATTATTAGAGATATGACTAATATTGGTGAAAATATTGAGATTAAAAGTGTAGGAAATTCACTAATATTAAATTGTGATGGTGACTTTGCAAATCAAGAAACAATTTTATCAGAAACTCAAAATGGATTAAATTTTTCTAAGAGTACTGATTTAAGTTTACCAATTCAGGGGATGTTTTCATTAAAATATTTATGTTTATTTACAAAATGTACTAATTTATGTAATCTTATTCATATGTATATTAAAAATGATTATCCTCTCGTTATTAAATATGATGTTGCTAATTTAGGACATATTAAATTATGTTTATCACCCAATAGTGAAACAGATTAAATTTGATTTTTAATTTATATTTATAAATTAACATATAATAATAATATATATTATGAATAATGAATATACTGATAGTAATTACAATGATCAACATACCGATCAATATAATAATAGTTATAATAATCATACAAATGAAAATCCACGTATTATGCAATTCCTTATTGTCTTTATGTTAATGATTTCTTTTTCACGTGCATGTTGTGAATGTAATAAATATTTATATAATAAATGTATTACTAATTGTAAAAAAAGTAAATTAAAATGTCGTAGATTAAATTCTGCAGATGAAGATAAACTTTTAAATGAATGTAGTATTTGTCTAGAACCCTATGTTAAAAATGATAAAGTAATGGAATTATCATGTAATCATAGTTTTCATGAAAAGTGTATTAAGGATTGGATGAATACAAATAATGTAAGTAATAATAATTGTCCTATTTGTAGAGAAAATATAATATAATAACTATTATAATGAAAAAGACAAAAAATACCATTAGAAAATCAAGAAAATTAAAAAGATCTTTTACAAATAGAAAAAATAAAAGAACTTATCGTAAAATGAAAAGAAAATATACAAAACGAAGATACACCAAAAGACAACAAAAAGGTGGATGAGGTGGGGACAAGAATGGTAATATGATCGGGGGAGGGAATGGATGACTTTTTAAATAAACTATAAAAATACAAATTATTTATCAAATTATAATATTTAGCCAATGAAGATTAATTTATCATAAACTATTTATGAATTAATACTGAAAGAGCAAAATAATAAAAATTTGATTTTTTTTATTTAAACACAAAATATTCATAAAATATATAAAATGAAACTCTTACTTAAACCAAATAATGATGAAATTAAATGCATGTATCATGATGATGCAACAGATGAAGCAAATACCAATCGCGAACAAAGAGGTGATGCTGGATTAGATTTATATTTCCCAGGTGATATGTTAATTCCTTCTGGAGAAACTGTATTTGTTGACTTTAAAATTCAATGTGAAGGATTATCAGATACAGATACTCGTAATGTATGTTATACATTAGAACCACGATCAAGTATATCAAAAACGCCACTAATGCTTCGTAATAGTAGAGGAATTATTGATGCAGGATATAGAGGTAATCTTAAAGCTGCGGTTTATAATTTAAGTAAAGAAGATTATACTATAAAAAAAGGTCAAAGATTATTCCAAATATTAGGAAGATATTTAGAACCAATTCAGTTAAAACTTGTAGAAGAATTATCTGATACTGAAAGAGGTAGTGGTGGTTTTGGTAGTACAGGTGTTTAATTTATTTATATATTTAATATTATATGAAGCAAAATATATTATATTTTTTTTTATTTTTTCTATTAATAATTATTTTAAATATAGAAAATTATGAAAATAATAATGTGAGAGCAGATAGACCTGATGATAAACAATATTATGCATGTCGGTCTAAAAAATTTACAAATAATCCAGATTATCCATTTCAGGAATATCCCAATAATAATTATAGAGTAGTTACAAATAGTGTTAATAAACCATTAAAAGGAACTTATTCTGCATTTTTAGACACAAATAAAATAAGAACATATAATCATTTTTATCATTCTCCTATTTGTGAAAATGATTACAACTTTGATAATGATATTAATTCTCAATTCAGATTAATACCAGGTGCTTTCCCAGAAGAAGATATATCACTTATTTATGAAACAGAAAAAACTAAAGATTCAAAAGGAGTTAGAGATCCATATTATCTTTATGGTAATCCTAATTTCATTGAAAACAAAGTATTATATGATAAAGAACTACAAGATATGTTTATAAGAGTGAAACTAGGTATGCCACTACATCATGAAGATGATTCTCATCTTGAAGGAATAGATAGTAGGTATGATCCATAATATATATTTAAATATTATGAATGATATATTAATAAATGTATAAATTTAATAAATATCCTTATTTAAAATTAAATTTAAAAGACATGAAATTTCCTATGAATACAATTATACCCTTTAAAAAATCATTTGATAATTTACCAAATGATAGTTATATAAAAGATCATACAAGGAGACGATTATATCGTAATTATTTTATTGAGAATTTTAATAATGATTTTATAATTACCCCATCTCATGCAAATACATTTACACAAGAAGTACCCGACTCACGGAAAAATTTACGAGTTTTTGAGTTGATTCCCGAACCAATGAGTCCTTTTTTAATAAATTTTTTAAAGATTTCATCTAATTTAGTAAATATTAATCATCCGTTTAAAAAGATATCAGTTGATGTTCATCAGGTTAGACAAGTATGTTATCCTGATATAAATTCTCATAATTCGGCAGAAGGTATTCATCAAGATGGTGCTGATTATATTATATCTGCATGTGTATTAAATCGTTATAATGTAGAAGGTGGAGTTAGTAGTATTTATGATTCAGATATAAAATTATTGGATACTATTTTATTAAAAGAAAATGATTTTATTTTTCAGGATGATAAAAATTTATATCATTATGTAACACCTATTAAATATACCGAATCCGATAGTATTTTATCGCAAGGTTATAGAGATATTATTGGTATAGATGTAAAAATATTTGATTAATTATTTATACTCATCAAATAAAGATATAAATTCCCTTTCACTTAAACCATCTATACGTTCATCAATCGTAACTATTTTACTATTTCTCAGTTGTATATTTAAATCGAAATGAGGAGAAAAGAAAGAACTGGATACAACATAATCACATGGGGGGAAATTCGATTCTGTGAATTGATTGATGTCTACTTCTCTTATATCAATTTGAACCCCTGTTTCCGCTTTTGTATATATAGTTTTTATTGGATCGGTTTTTCTTCTAATTATTCTATACACATTTTGACCACCTTGTTGTGGACAATTTTTAATGTAATCACCAGGGGAAATTGATACATTTCCATCATGAATTAATGTAAAAATTTCCCCATTGTATTTATAAATTTTATCTACTTCTGCCTCAGTTATTTCGGCTATCGCAGACCATCTAGCAGGCAGAGAAGAAGAAGGATGAGGTGCTGTATCACCTGATGTGAATTCAGGTGTACCAGGTGTACCCATCATTCCACCTTTTTGCTTACTATATTTTCTTCTTTTACTATATTTACGACGCTTCTTACTATATTTATGACGCTTACTATATTTATGACTCTTCTTACTATATTTATGACGCTTTCTATATTTTCTACCATGCTTCTTTCGTTTTTTAAACGAATTAATACCTTTGGATCTTTTCATATATATATATATATATATAAATAATTTAACGACTATTATATAACATTGGTATTAATTTTTCATATTCATTTATTTTTTGTGTTTGTTCTCTATATTTAACAGATATTTCTTTTAATTTATATCTTCCATCTTGTAATAATTCTTCATATGTATTTTTATTTTCTATTAATTCGTGTTTTTGTAATTCAACTTCTTTTACTCTTTCTGTTAATTTATGAATAATATTTTGTTGATATTCAATAATCTTTTTATATTCTAATATATTTTCATCATCTTTTTTAGGATTCTCAATAGTTTCATTTGTATCTTCTGGTATAAAAAAACGTGTATTATAAGTTATAATACCAGTTTTTTCGCGAATACATACAGGGACTCTCCAAGATGCTGTATTATTTTGTAAGGTTATAAAATCATTGCAAATGCGTTTAAATTTCCCTCCCGATGAGAATAATTCTTCATCTTTTACAAGTGTTAAATATTTAATATTACAGTCAATTGGAAATTCATATGGCATTTCTACTTCTGCATAACCTATTAATTCTTTTCTAATTAATGATAAATCTTTTATCATATTAATTTAAAATTATATAATTATATTAAGTTTAAATGAATATAGAACCATTAGAAAATATCTTAAAAATTTATAATGATAAAAATAAAGTATTATTTAACTATTTACCAGAAAAAACTATAGAAAAAATAGCAAATTATAAATTTGTTCATGATTTAGATACATTATTTTTAAATGATAAAATATCAGTTGTATATAAAAATAGTGGTATGTTTTTTAAAAGTGGAAATATTATTAAAATAACAAAGGAATATATTATGATAAAAAGTACTCTTAATATTAATATAAATATAAAAGATTTTTATTTTTTTAAATATGAAAAAAGTAATAATTCATCAAAGAATAATAAAAAATTTTATGAAGAATTACTTAAAAGTTTGAGTTAATATATAATAAAAATATGTATCCTTATAGAGATTTAGATGAATTTGATATAAAACATCCAAAATGTTTTTTAGCGACTATTGCAGTTGGTATAATTTTAGAATATGGATTATTAATATATTATTTATAAATTTATTTACGTTCAATAATATCCATCATTTTAAATTTAATTTTCATAGATTTTTCTATATTAATTAATGTTTGTAATTTTTCATTATAATTATTAGATAAGGGTTTATTATCATAATATGATTTAAATATATTATATAAACACTGAACACATTTATATTTTTCTTCATCATTATCACATTCAGATAAAGTTTTTATAAAATTGTTTAAATTATTATGAATGCGATCTCTAATAATATTATTCTTTTCTAATTCTGTAATTAATAATGAATATCCTATCAATTTATCTAATTTTTTATTTTTTTCACAGAATATTAAATAATCACTTGATTCTGTAATAGTTGCATTATTGATATTATCATATAATTTATCGGCTGTTTTTAAAATAATTAAATTTAAATTATCATTATCACTATATAAATATTTAGTTAAGTCAATATATAACTGAATATATGATGTATAAACTATACATTTTTCTAATATATTTTCTATTATTAATTCAGTTAAATATTCTTTATTTTTTAATAATTCTTTTATTTTCAGTCTAATTTTAAGATAAGTTTTATCTGTTAATTTATTTAAAAATCCATTTACTTCTTTTATAGATGATGTATCATCTCCAATATTTTTATGTTTAAATTTATTTTTTTTATAATTATTTTTATTTACTTCTAAACGAAAATATTTTTTATTTAATTGTATATTATTTAGAAAATCTATTAAATTACTATCATTATTAGATTTATATTCATTATAATTATTTATAAAATTTTCACTCTGAAATATTTTATCTATTTGTGTTTTAGAATATGAACTCATAAATAATATTTATTTTATATATAATCTTTATATAGATTAACCGAAATGGTTGTATTATCATCAAATAATTTCCAAAAAAAAGATATTAATTTATCTAAAACTCAAATTATTAATAAAATAACAGCTGATTCATTTATGAATGAAACTATTCAACCAACTGTAGAAAATACTATTCGTGAAAATGGATTTATTGGTTATATTCATAAAAATGATACAATTGTTTCATGTGGTTTCGGTAAAGAAGATACAGTTAAATCTAATTCTAAATATAAAACTATGTATATTCATACATTCTCAACTGATAGTAATCATAGAGGTAATGGATATTGCGAAAAACTAGTCAAAGAATTTATTAAAAAATTTAGTAAAACTCATATATTATATTTAACTGTTAGAACCGAAAATGGTAATGAAAATTCATCAGCTATTCGTTGTTATGAAAAATGTGGATTCATAATGTTACCAAGTGTTTATAGAGATCATTATGATGGAAAAAATAGTTGTATGATAAAAATACCAAATAATACTAATAAAAAATCTAAAAAAAAATCTAAACATAGAAAATAAATTTTTTTCTATTTATATTATATAAAGTAAACATGTCCGAACCAGCATTATATAAAGTAACCCTGAAAAGTACAAGTGATATTGGTTCTCGAATAGTACCGGTCGAAGGTTCAAGAACTCCTGGTGTAAATAAAGCAACAGTTAGTTCAACTAATAGGGCGATTCAGGATATAACAGGGAAATTCAATACGGTTGATGACAATTTTAGAACGGTTAATGAAAATTTATCCGAGTTGAATGAATGGGTTGCAAGTTTGCAGGATATACATTTTAATTTAGAAACCAGGTTGTATCCTCCTGTCCAACCCCCTCTCCCATCTGATATGGTGGATAATGATTCGTCTTTAACAGGAAAACCACAAGAAAAAAGAATGGGCTTACAAGGCTCTGGAGTAATGACAGTATCCGCGCGTAACTCGAGCAACACGCGCAGTCCACGCCAGCTAGGTCCAGTGGGACAAGTACGCGTCCCACCAGGGATGGTGGGACAAGTACGCGTCCCACCAGGGATTGAACTTAAAAATATATTGGGTGGTGGTAAAAAAAAAAGAAAATCTAAAAGAAAGAAATCTAAGAAGAAATCTAAAAAGAGAAAATCATCAAAACGTAGAAGATAAATTAACTTGATATTTTAACTGGCATTAACCATTCACTTACTTCATCGTCTTTATCTAATTGAGATAATTCATTATTTTTCTGTCTAGTAGGATCAACCCATACTCTTTTACCATTTTTAAATTTAATATATAGATTATATACTGCTGAATTTCCATGAGTTTTAAATAATGATTTATAAAATTTATTTTCTTCATCTAGATTATCTTTTTCTAAATTTAATAATCTTAATTCATTTTTTAATTTAACATTTTCATTTTCTAATTTAACATTCTGTAATGAATGAGAAATTAATAAGTGATTCATTCTATTAATAAGATAATATAAATTTTTAAATCAAATTTGATTTAAAATTATTATTGATATTACAATAATAATAAATATAAAATGATGAGCGGACCGATACTTATTTCTGATAGTTATGTATCTTTACAACCATTAATATTTCCTAATCCTATATTAATGAATAAATATACCGATTTAGTACATAAAAAGAGATTTATATCTCGCGTTTATACTATTTTATGGTTTCAAATATTATTTACTTCCGTATTTATTGGTTTGTGTAATCAAGTGGTTTTATTACAGAAATTTATGTTATCCCCCTTAGGTATCAATATATCATATTTATCATGTATATTAATATTATTTACATCTTGTATATTAGTATGTTTATATGATAGTATTCGTCTTTTCCCATATAATTATATATATCTAATATCATTTACTATTTTAATAACATATCCATTAGGATTAATTGGTATATTTGTTGATACTCAAACACTTTTACTATGTGGATTAACTACTTCAGGAGTATTTACAGGATTAACTATTTATGCTTATCAAACAAAAGTAAATTATACAATTTATGGTAATATATTAATCATATGTTTATTTGGATTAATAATGTTAGGTATATTTATATCATTTGTTAATATTCCAGTATTAAATAGTCTTTATTCTGTAGGTGGAGTAACATTATTTTCATTTTATATTGTATATGATACACAATTAATTACAGGTGGTGCAGAAAGAAATATAGTTTATACAGTAGATGATTATGTAATTGTATCTATTAATTTATATTTAGATTTTATAAATTTATTCGTATTCTTATTAGATATTATAGGTGGTAGAAATTAATTATTTAAAATTAATATCATAATTAAATAATATTATATGAAACACTTTATTAATTTAATATTAACAATGGGTTTTATGGGTGGATTATCTTTTTTTTCATTTCAGTTTTGTAATTGGTATGGATGTAATAGTTTTATGAATATGTTAAGAGCAGATTTAGTATGTAATGCTTGTACAGATGTTTCTTATCATTTAAAAAATCATCAAGTGTCTATTTACGGAAGTATATTTACACTTATATCATATCAGTTAACAACATTAATTAATAAAGCGGGTTCCCAAAGTGATAAATATATTTTTGAAGAATATATTATAAAAGATAGTTTAAAGTTAAATAAATAATTTATAATGAATTATTAAATAAATGATATTTTATCCAGAATTAAAAAATTATATCCAAAATGATCCTTTATCTGATTGGTTTGAAATTACCAACAAGAAATATGATACATATAAAAAAAATAAAAAATCTACTTTTGAGATAGAATTATCGGAATTTAAATATACATATAAAGAAAATTTTTATAATTTTTTAAAATCTCATTATCATTATAGATTTGGAATTAATTTACAAAAAGAAAAAACACATAGTTTAATAAAAGATAAAACAAAAGGTATATTTATTAATTGTGAATTATATCATAAAAAATATAATATTTTATTAAGACCAGATTTAATAATTCATAGAGATATTTTTAAAGAAATATTTAAAGAAGTAAATTTTATAAATTTACCAGAATATATTATCGCAGATATACTTTATAAAACGATATCATTTAATACTGATAAAAGTGATATATTAAATGATGATAATATATATTATCATAAATGTAAAATATTATTATGTAATGAATCTATTCATAATAAATCAAATGATGGATTTTTATTTGCTAAAACTTATAAACATAATGATATTAAATTAATAAAAAGTGAAACTATTGGTCATTTTAAATTTAATGATGATATGAAAATCAAAATTAGAGAAGCATTAGCTTGGGTTGACAATTTAACTGAATTTTATGATGAATGGTTAATTTATCCTAAACCAACAATTAAAGAATTATATCCCAATATGAATATTAAAACAGGATGTTGGTATAATGAAAAGAAATTATTAGCAGAATTAATAAAAGAAATTACATTAGTATGGAATATTTCATATAATAAAAGATGTCTTTTACACGATAGAGGTATTACAACATGGGATGATCCTATATTATTAAATAATATTTATCCTTATAATATTCGTGAAAATAAACGTGAATTAATACAAGAAAGAATGATTCATATTAATCGCCAATCTATCTTAAAAATTCATCCAAGGAAAATAAAAAATAGAGAATTTATCAATCATATTATTGATAAAAAGGATAGTATTATATTAGATATTGAAAGTGTTATTAATTTTGATGAATATGAAAGCTATTTTAATGATATTAATAATGAAGATAAACCTCGTATTTGCATTATAGGAACAATTACAAATCATAATAAAACTTTTAAAGATTTTACAATTAAATATCTGGATATAAATGAAGAAAAAAAAATTATTAAATATTGGTTATTATATTTACAAAAAACATTAAAAACAGATATTATTAAAGTTTATCATTGGGGAAATGCTGAAAAAGTTTATATTGATTATATGAAAAAAAAATACAATGATTTAAAATTCCCTCAATTTATTATGATAGATATTTTATCATATTTTAAAAGTGAACCTATTACTATTCAGGGATGTTTTGGTTATGGTTTAAAAGAAATAGTAAAACAATTATATAATCATAATTTAATAAAAAATCAATGGGCAGATGATACTGATGGATTAGAGGCAATGATGCAATTCATTAAAAAATCCTCATTAGCAGGAAGTAAAAATATACCTTTAAAAAGATATACTGAAATAAAAAATATAATTTATTATAATTATATGGATTGTAGAGTAATTATTGATATCTTAGAGATGTTAGAAAAGATGATTTAATGACCCATACATTGATATAATTTCCATGATCCATGAGAACATAAACCTTCATCTATACATTTACAATTTGTACAATATAATTCAGCATCATATTGTATATTATCACACATCGATAAATTTGGAAATACTTTAGTTTTTGCATTAGGTGGTTTTAAACCCAAATCATAACCAAAATTTCTTAATCTATCTTTTCTTACTATAAATTTTCCTAAACCATATTTACTACCACATTTGACATCTCCATGATATAATTTTTTTTCATTTTTAAATCTTCTTAATAATCCAAAACCATCTTTATTTGTTTTCATATCAATTTTAGGAATACGAATATAAAATACACTTTTTTCATCTTTAGACATTGATTCACGAAAATTAATAGGTACAGGAATTAATTGTGCTAATATATATTTATATTTCGCGGGAGTATAATAACATTTACCATCTTCTGATACATAACATCCCCAATAATTTTGTGTAATCATTCTTTTTTTCATATCATGATATGAAAAAGATTCGCCCGAAAATGGATTATCATTCATCTCCGGTCCCCTTGGCGTAAGACATACTTTATCAATACATATCCATTTATAATCATCCCCCATATAAGGAGCAAAATTACTGATACTATTAATAATTCTTTCATTATCACTCTCTAATTTTTCATTGATACTAATTAATTCCTCAATCTTTTTCTCCAAGAGAGATATCTTTATTTTTTCAGAAACTGGTTCAGCATAGATTATTTTATCCATTACAAGATATATATATCTTTATGATAAAAAAATAATAATAATAGATTATCAAATTTATTGTTAATAATATTCTTTAATGTCGCTAATTTCTATATTTAATTTATCTAAATTTAATATCCATATCGGTGGATTATTGTTTTTTAATGTGAATTTTTTATTATCATATATTAATTCTCTATTTATATTATTTATATCTTGACTATTTAATATAAATTCATTAAATGATTTACACTGAATTGGTGTATTATATAATATAGGATAAACATTTTCTGTTATTTTATCGGATAAGTAAAATTTAATATCATCATATAGTTTTTCATGGAAATTTTGTTTAGGTTTAATCATAAAATTTCCTAAATTACATTGTTGTCTCAATTGATCTTCTCTGTATTGTTGTTTTTCAATGAATTCTATAATATTTGTTGTAGGATTATCTTTATTTATGATGTTATCATATATATTAGAGAACATATAAAGTATAAAAATTACTTTAAACATAATTTATTATTTTAAAAAATTAAAAATATTAATCAAATTTTATCGTCTATATTTCCTCTTTTTTGATGATTTTCTACGTTTACTATATTTTCTACGTTTACTATATTTCCTCCTTTTTGATGATTTTTTCCGTTTACTATATTTCCTCTTTTTTGATGATTTCCTCTGTTTGGTGTGTTTTTTCCGTTTACTATATTTTCTTTTACCACCACCCCCGAGCGCTCCCCCGGTTCCGTCGTCTCCGCCTGATAATTCATCATCTTGTCCTTGTCCTTGTAAAAATGACAGATTCATATCCATTGTAGGCAAATCGCCCGGATTCATACCCTTCATAGCTGCTTCTTCAGCCGCCTCGCTTTCTGCTTGTTCCACTCCAACACTTCTCACTTTTTCTAGAAAAGTCTTGGCATCAGCAAGTTGTTTTTGTTTTCTCAGGGTCATTGCTGCAAGTTGATTTGCGTTTTGTTGCGTTTCCAGTCTCAATTTATGTTCTTTATTTAAAACATCTACTAATTTTATATATTCTGAATCTACTGTCACACCGGGACGATCCACATGATTCTGGGCATCAGTGATAATAGCCTTTACTTTTGTATCATATAATTCTTGTTCTGATATTCCTGTTCCCGGATCATACTCAAGTTCGCTCAAGAGCGCTTGTTCTTCATCAGTTGTTACTGTAAGAATTCCATGAAGATAATTTATTTGGTCTTGAGAAAGAGTTAATGTGTTATCACGCATTGCTCTTTCTACCGTTCCCGGGCCTGCTCTTGGGTATCCACTATCACCAGAACCTCGCTCGGGCGTCGTAATGATTTCGTCTGTTACTGGGGGGCCTTGTGTAGTGATTGGTGGTGCTTGCATTATATTATATATATATAATATATATTTTTTTTATTTTTTTATTCTGGTTCATAAGTACTATCTAAATGCCGAATAATTGATTCCAATGTATTTTCTAATCTTAAAACTCTATCTTTTAGGATTGATATTTCATCATTAGTTGAGTTTATAGGTTCAGCTTGGATAACATTTGATGGATTAATAATTTCTTCTGGTTCAGGACTAGGTGCTTCTTCTACGGATTCTTCATCATCTAATTGTATAAGTGGTTCATTTGGATCATTTATCATTACATAAATATAATTATCATTGCCATCATCATCTACTTTCTTGTAATTAATATCCAAGAAATTAAGATTATCATCATCTAATATTTTATTATTATAAACTAATTTTACATAATTAATATCTGTAAAACTATATCTATGTTTCATTTCTTGTCTAAATACACAAATTTTTCTTAATGGACAGCATGATATACTTGTTTTATTATCATCAAATGAAATATTGATACGTATTTGAGATATTATTAATGGTCTATAATATGATTTCCATAATTTATCTACAACATATTTAAATTCATCATATGAAAAATGTTTGATTTTGTTTCCAGCAGAATTACATCCATTCGGTAGTTGTTCGGGATCATATACACTAGATATAAGATTATTTATAGGTATACAAACACTATCATGTAATTTTACATAATCTATTAATGGTTTTATATAATTAATAAAATTTTCAGCATTTGTATCATTGTTAAGAGTTTTTAAAATAAATTCATAGTGACAATTACCACATACTTCAATTAATTTTTTTTCATAATTATGAAATATTTCTTTATCCATATTGTTATTCTTAAATATGATAAGTTTTAAATAAAATTTGATTTTATTCTTATAATTTTTTAATAAAGAATAAAATGTTAGAAATAGCAAAAGCAAGAAAATATAAGGAAACTAATCATAATGCTTGGTCATTATTTGTAAAATCAAATCATCATTGTAATAATCGAAAGGCGACATATAAAGATTTAAAATATGCATTAGACAAATACAGAAAAATATAAATATGATTGTAAATTATATTTTATACCTTTTAAAAATAAAGAAAGAGAATATTTAGAAAAATCATGTACATACAAAGAAACTATTGACAATAAAGAAAATATTTGTTTGATGGGTCAAGATTGGTGTGATGAATATAATGAAACGGGTGAATGTTTATGGAATAAAATAGTTATCTTTTTTACTATATATATTAATAACGTTTTTTTTATTCCATAAAAAGACTCATAATAAATAAAAAATATAATGAATTGATATCATGTTTAGAGTCAAGGAATGTTTCTCTGGGTAATTCTGGTCCAACATAGAAATCGCATATATCTAGATATGCTTGTGAATAATTAGATATTAATTGTTTATATGTATCATTTTTTTGTTGATATAATTTTTCGTAATAATTTAATGAATTATGATATTGTTTTTTAATATTTATTTTGTCAATAGGGTTGTCAAAATCTTTATTAGATAATTTTTTTAAAAGGCTATTTAATTTGATTTTTTCAGTATCTAAATTTGTTTGAATATTATTAAGTTTATTTTCGAGATCATTTATGTTCATAACTGCTAATAATAAATATGCGTTAAATAAAAAATACTTTTTTAATGTATAAATCATAAATGAAAGATATTACAGTTGTATCAGTTGATAATTTACATGAAAGTATTCGTTCATATATTGTGAATGGTGATATTATTATTAGTAGTTATGAAGATATGAAAGATGTTGTATTAAATATGATAAAATCGGGGTATATGTTTAATATGGATCGCGATAGATTAAGGGATGCTATGGAGGATATGACATTTATGTTATTACCAACAGATGATGCAATTAGAGATCGCATTGAGCGAGGATTAGAATATGATGATTTTAGTGATAGTGATGATAGTGATGATTCAGATGTTGAGGATATTGGTTCAGTAGGTGATCTTAAATAAATATATGATATATATATTATTAATGAGTAAGACTAAAAATATTAAAATAAAAGATGTTCCTTTTTCAGGGAAAGTTCATAAGGGAACAAATGCATCAAGAGGTAGTATAGAATATCATTATCAAAATTATTCAAATGTATTAAGTTTTTTTAGAAATTTAAAATTAAAATTATGTTTATTTGACAATGCATTTTTAAATTTAGATATAGATGATTTAAATAAAGGTGTTTTTACACTATATGATTTAAATATTTTTAAAAAGAATATAAATAGTTGTATAAAACAGAAATATAATTTTATACCAGTTGTATTTAATTTAATAAGCTCTGAAGGTAATCATGCAAATATTTTATTAATTAATAAAAATACGAAACAGATAGAATTATTTGAGCCTCATGGTTCACGAACGAGTAGTAGTACTATAGGTGGTGTAGTAGGTATATATAGGAAAAAATTAAAATCATTAAATAAGTTTTGGAAGACTGTCTTACCAGAATATAAAGTAATTAATGCAGTAGATTATCAAGGGGGGACTGCATTTCAGGCAAAGTATGATCCTGAAGATCATTCTGGATTTTGTGTAACATGGACTATTTTATTTGTTCATTATAGATTATTAAATCCTGATATAAAAATAGAAAGTTTAATAAGATATATATCTGATAAAATAAATACAAAAAAATTATTAAATTATGCAAAATATATTGAATTAAATGTCAAAAATAAATAAATTTGATTTTTACTATTTAAAGATTTTATTTACAATAAATATTGATAATGAATCAATCTTTAAATTATGAAAATCCTTTAAATGCGAGTAAACCAAAAATATCTGCGATTGTTCAGATAGGAAAGATTTCTACAGATATTGTATTGGAGGAATTAGCTAAAGGATTATCTATTAATAATAATATATTATATGTTGAGTTCGGGTCAACAATATCAAAGGGTGACCGAAATAAAAAACAATCAAAGAAAAAAGAAAGAAAATATTTTTATAATCAGATAACAACTCATTTAAATGTTGACAAAAGAATAAATATGAAAATATTTAATAATGGTCGTATTCAAATGACAGGTATTAAAGAACTAGATCAAGGTGAAAAAACAATTAGATTATTATTAAGTGAAATTGATAAATTATCACCCGAATGTAAAAATAATAGTTTTAATAGTGAAAAGATTGAGATTGTAGATGATGTAAGAACAGTATTAATTAATAGTGATTTTGATATTTATAATAAAATAAATCGTGTAATATTACATAGATTAATATGTGATAATGGTTATTATTCATCATATGAACCATGTATATATCCTGGTGTTAATATTAAATATTATTCAAATCCATTAAGAAATAATTTTGGTATTTGTGATTGTGACAAACATTGTAATGGAAAAGGATTAGATAATTCGTGTAAAAGAATTACTATTGCTGTATTTAATAGTGGTAAAATTATGATTACTGGAGCAAATAATATGAATCATGTTGAAACAGCATATAAATTTATCACTGAATTTATTTATGAAAATAAAGAAAAGATATTAATTAAAAGTGAAGATATTATTAATTAAATAATTATCTATGAGTATAAATATAGAATGGATACTAAATTAATATTATTTATCGTATTAATAATTTGTGTATTATATGGATTGCATTCAGATTCCAATACTTTTTTATCTGAAGAAAATAAAAACCCCACAAATATAGGATTTGTAAAACCAGAACATCGTTTATTAAAAATATTTAATAGTATTTCTTCTGGGGATAAAATAAAATTAAATGGTGTTTGTACAAAAGTAATTTATAATAAAAATACAATAGATAAAAATGATGAAGAAAAATATACTACAATTATTAAAGATTTAATATCAACAATTAATGGTATTTCTGAAAGCGAATATTATATCAAACAAATTGAGAATGTTTATGGTTTAATTGCTCAAAATGGTAATCAAAGATATTTTATTGATTTTTTTATTTATGATATTAAAAATTTTTATACAATTCGTATTATATCAGATATTGTTATTGTTAATAATGATTTTTATATCAATTATATGAATGTACAAACTGGATCTAATCCTACAATCTTAAATAAATATGATGTTAAATTTAATGATACTGGAATATTATTTGATGGTAATATGTTTAAAGAAAATATTGATAAATTATTTGATTCATTTTACAGACAAAATTTTAATGTAATTGGTGTATCTAATACTAATTTAGAATATAGTAATGAAAATATTGATGGGGTGGTTACAATGAATAGCTTAAGAAATATGTATTTTCCATCATCTATTTCTAAAGATACTATTCAGGAATTAAAAGCAAAAGATTTATCTGGTTATGTTGAAATGTATTTACCTGAAAATCAAAATACTATTCAATCGCCACAATTTTGTAATAAATATAAAATAGAATGGAATAGTTATGGTATTCCCTCAGAAAATACAACTGATAAAGATTGTTTTGTAAACAATGAAAGTACTACAACAACTTACAATGAACCAGCTATTTTCCCAAGCTATTTTAATAATAACAGAACAGATACGACTCATAATGATTGGTTATTACAAAGTTATCCAATAGGAAATAGTTTATAAATAAAAATAATAATAATTTATTATTATTATGAATAATTATCAAAGTTTTTTATTAGGATTAATTTTCGGTATAAGTATCAAATCATGTATAAAAAAAGAAAAAAAATTATATTATGATTATAAAATTCCACCTGTTCATGATAGATTAAAATTATATTTCGGTTAATCTAAGAATTTACCAATAGTTGTTAATAGATCATTTGATAATTCACGTGGATCTTCTAAACCGATACTACATCTAATTAAATTATCACTAATATTATATTTAATTTTATCTAAATCACTCATACTACTATGAGTCATTGATGATGGATGTTGGATTAATGATTCAACACTTCCAAGACTAACTGCTAATTTAAATATTCTTAAACTATTTAATATTTTAAAGATAGTACTTTTATCAGTATTAAGAGTAATTGAGAAAATGCTACTACCGGCAGTATATTCATTTTCATAAATATATTTTTGTGTATATCTACTTTTATCTTCATATTCTAATGAATCATATCCTGTATAATATATATTAGTGATATGTTTACATTTCTTACATCTATCAATAATAGTTAATGTATTAATATATTGTTGATTCATTCTTAATTCTAAAGTTGGTAAAGATCTTTCAATTAGCCAACATGAATCTGGATCTAAAATAGGTCCCATCATACCACGATAAGATTTAACAATATTAATATATTTTTTATATCCGGATACACAACCAGCAATAATATCACTATGACCACCTAAAAATTTAGTAGCACTATAAACACATAAATCTGCACCATTTAGAAACGGTTTACTGAAAATAGGACCAGCCATTGTATTATCAACAACAATTAATATATCTTTTTGTAATTCTTTGCGAATAAGATGAAACATACGAATAGATGTTAAAATCATATTAGGATTACATGGCGTTTCAATAAATATCATTTTAATATCATTTTTAATGATCAATTCACTTAAATATGATATATCATTACAACCACAAGGGAAAGAAATACCTTTAATATTAAATTTACTTAGAATTTTTTCTATGAATGCATTTGTTCCACCATATACAGGGTTACTATAAAGAATATTATCACTCGGTTTTAAGAAAGAAAACATAGTTGTTGAAATAGCAGACATACCAGAACTAAATAAGGCTGATTCTTCTGAATCATCAAAGATAGATATTTTTTGTTCAGTTGTTATCATATTTGGATGATTAATGCGCGAATAAACAAAGTTTTTACTTTGTCCTTTAAAAATTTTTTCACCATCTTCAGCTGTATCAAATACAAAAGTAGATGTTTTATAAATAGGAGTTATAATAGATTTTTTACTATCATCATTATGAGTTAAAATTTTAGTTTTAGGATCCATAGTATCTTTTTTATTTTAGTAATTCATTAATAATTTTAAATATCAAATTTTTATATATAATTAAATAAATTCTTTTCACGTGAATTTATTAATTTATCTATTTCTTCACGATTTTTCCAATAATTTTTTTCATGATCTTTAATTGTCATATTAAATTTACTTTCACGACATAATGGACATCTATAGCTAATCTTAAACCATTCATCTAAACATTCTTTATGATATATATGATTACAATTTGTAATAATTTTATCTTTATCTTTTATAATAGAATAACATATTGGACAATCCATTTGTTTTAAAAATAATAATTATCTTCCTTTGAATATCAAATTTTATAAGTTTTATTTAAAAGAGTTTTAAATTTAGTATTTCTCTGTAATGATTGTAAATCATGAATAATCATTTCATCTATTTCTATTGGTTTTAATTCTTTATTATTATTTTCATTTTCACTGAAATCTTGATAAAAACATATCATTGGTAATGATAAATCATTAATATTTTCTTTAATTAAATTTTTATGAATAATTATATGAGTTTGGAATTTATTTTCATCGTTTGTATATCTATTTGTAAATAATACAAATCCAACTTTAAAAATAGATGATAATATTTTTAAATCATAAGATGTTAAATAATAATTATTATCATCTAAATCATTTATAAATTCATCATTCGATTTATAAATATCTTCTAATAATAAATTTTGATATTTATATGAATTTTTATTAGTAGTATGTTCAGTTAATAATAAATCTTTTATGATAATATTAGTAATATCTGGTTTAATATTTAATAATATATCTGATAATATTTGTATATCATTTCTTTCTTCATAAGATATATTTTTTAATACTTTCATATTGCCAATAAATAATTTTTTTAATAGATTAGGATATTTTGTAATAAATGATACATCTTTTTCTATAAATTTTTTCTTTAATAATTTTTTTTGTATTTTAGGATTATATTCATTATAAAATGATATATTGCGAATATAATTACTATATTTAATAAATAAATATTCATAAGATTCATTAATAATATCTTTCATTGAGAAATAAACAGTAGTTTCTGAATTATTTAATTTAAGATCTTTTAATGAAATAAATTTATGAATAAGTATTTTATTTATTTCATCTATTCCATTAATTAATAATAATTCGATAAATTTTTTTAATTTAATATCTTTATCTTTAATATCTTCATTTGAGAGTAAATCTAATAATTCCCATCTTTTATGAATTAATAATTTTACAGGATGTTTTAAAATAGTATTAATATTATTATATAATTTGGTATCATTTTTAATAAGATTATATATATTTGTGAAATATAAATATAGATTTTGTTTTTCTGTATTATATATATTATAATATTTAGATAATTCATCTTCATTTTGTGTTCCCATTAAATGTTTACATTGGAAATCTAATGATGAACTACATAATAATGTTTCTAATTTATATTTTTTATTATATTTTTTATTATCTAATGGGATAATTAATCCACAATCTAATAATAATCCTATCATTTTATCATTATTAAGAATAATTTTTGATTTATTATTAAAAGATAAATATTTATCATTAAATATTTCTTTGATTTTTTGATCTATTTTGTTTAAATACGATAATACATGAGATAATGATGTTTTGGGTAAATTATCACAAGATAATAATTTTTCCTGAAATGATTCATCAGATAATGATTTAGGTTTAATAGGTATAGTTAATCTTTTAATAGAATTTTTTTTATTTTCTTTATAATCAACAAATATTAATCTATTATATGTATCATAATATCCCTTATTTAACGGAACATAATTTAATTGATTCATTATTAAATTAAGATCATCTTCAGTAATTATTTCTTTATTAGATGATATTACTTTTGATGATTTATAAAATATAAAATCTTGTATAATATCAATTATACATTTCATATCATAATGATTAATATCATTTATAGGGATATTTTTTAATATTTTATCAGTTTCTAATATTTTAATTTCACATAAATCATTTTTCATTTTAATAAATTCTGCATTCATATTTTGATATAAAATATCATTACCTTTTATAGGGGGCCAGGGAGTCTCTACACACATCATATTTATTTCAGGTAATAAATAACCATAACTATGATTATTATAATAATATAATATAGGTTCATATTTATCTTCATATTTATAAATAAATGAATAATATTCATCTTTTAATAATAATTTATCAAGATTACCAATAGGATTAATTAATGATATTTTTTCATTATATTCATGAAAAACAATAATATTTATTTTATTTCCTTCAAATAATAAATTTTTATCATATTCACTTATTTTCATAAATACAGATATTAATAATTTTTCATCTTTTGGTTCATTGCTATAAATATAATCATTAAAATTTTTAAGTACACTATTCCTTATTAAATCAATATTATTTTCATGGATAGTTTCATCTCTAAAATACTGAACAAAAGCACCACCTGATATTGAGAAAATATCAATATTTATATTATTAATATCTTTAATAAGATTCTTTTTAAATTTATCTAAATTCGGTTTAATTCTTTTGATTTTATTATTATTTTTATTAGTACAGTGAATTACATCAAGTGATTCAAGGAATGAATCATTATTTTGACTAATGCCTTTTCTATAAAATCCATTTTTACTTTTATTTTTAACCTCAGTAATAAATGGGGCATCTTTTCTCATATTAAAAAAATCTTTTAATGTTTGTGAAATATGACCATTCGAATTTTGTTTTAATGGAAAATCATATGATATTCTATATGAAGTTCCTTTAAAAGGTTTTAATAAACTAATATGATAATATTTTTTTTCATCATTAATATTAATTAAATATTCATCTTTATTATTTATTTCTCCTATTCTTTCACCTATAGCCCAATAATTTTTACCTTCATCATTAATCATTAAAACATTAACTTGTTTTTGTTTCATTTTGATAGTATTTTTACCACAACATGGTAATCCCAATAATTCTGGATGAACATCATCATGAATAAACTGAATATTATATTTATTAATATCATCTTTTGTTTCATAATCTCTATTCCAATAAGAATCATTATCTGTTCTATTTGCTGGTTTACCAGATCGTTCAAGAATATATTTTGTTTTATCTTCTCCATCATCTCTTGAATAAACAAAATTTCTAAATTCTATTGTTTTATTTCCTTCTTCATCTGTTTCTATTGGATGATATAGAGATTTAGGATCAATCGGTATTTGATGTTTTCTATCCCAATATTTAGGACATATATAATATAAATCTGGTCTATTAAAACCTTCAACGTGATAAGCTTTTGTATAACTAACTCCAGCATTTCCTCCTGGTAATGCATCTTTTGTTTTATGATCTATTTCTTCTAAGTCTTGTTTTGTTAATACAATTGGTTGTTTATCTTGAGTAGCGGGACATTTTTTGGAATAAGCATCTAATGGATTTCTTGGTTTATATGCAATTAATGCAGGATCTCTTTGTTCTAATCTTTTAATAAAATATCTTTTATTAGGATATTTAGATTCATCATCAGGTTTATCTTTACCTGCTCCTGCTCTCATATTCCCTCCACCACTTTGACTATCCGATGAACTCATTCTTTCATATTCTCCCTCTGATTCTTCCTCTGATTCTACCTCTGATTCTTCCTCTGATTCTTTGGTTTCTTCTGTATTTTTATCTTCCCTATCTTTATATTGTATATTACGAGTATCTTCTACCATTTCTCCGTGTGATTCTTCAATTATAGATTCTTCAATTATTTCGGGTGAATCCGGTATATCTGTTTGAATATTTGTTATAATATTTTTAGTACTATTTTTTTTATATAAATCTAAAATTTGTTTTGATAAATTTTTATTTTTATTAATTTTCTTTTCTTTGTATGTACCTAATATGAAATTAATTTTTTTCATGCATTCATGTAATTGATTATATCCATTAATACCAATTAAACTTACTTTAATACGATCTAAAACTTTTTCTATTAAAATAGAAACGATTATATTATTTGTATCAATTTTAATATTTTGAGTTTCATTTAATCTTTGCCAATCATTATAATTATCAATTGCTTCATTTTTTGATAAATTATATCTTTCGCAAAGTAATAATTTTATTTTTGATTCTGGTAATTGTTTTTTATTTAGAATAGTTATAAATTCTAAAATACTATAAGGATTTTCATAATTATCAGAAAGACAATATAATATATGTAAAGGTTTTGTATCATCATTTTCTATAATTAAAAATTGACTACTAAAATAATCAAATGGTTTTGATAATATATTTTGATTATAATCAGTTATTTCATAAATATAAGAAATATCTATTCTATTTGGTTTATTTTTTAATAATGGTATTTTTACATTTTCATATGAAATATTTTTTTTATTTAAATTTCTAATAAGTATATTTGATTTTTCAATAAATTTATTAATATATTTATTAGTAAATTTCTCAATTTTCATTAATTTATCACAATATAATTCTATTCTACCATCACTATATAATATCATTGATACATAATTTGTTGTTTTATTATCATATAAAATAAAAGTTAATGAATTACTTTTATCAATACTTTTAGGTTTTATAAATCCATTTTGAGTATAAATATTTTTATTAAATTTCTCAAATATATCTTTTGTTAATGATTTATTATTATCATTATCATAATTATGATTAATTATTTGTTTATTTAATTTAATATATGAATCTAAATAATTATCAATTTGTATTCTAATATAAGGAATATTTTCAGTTAACTCAAATTCTTTAAAAATTTTAAAAATATCTAATGAATTATTAATAATTTTATTTTTATAAATAATAGTATTTGGTCTACAATCAATAGGATTTTCTATTATTTTATTTTGTATATCTATTTGATTTTTCATAAATTTTAATTTTTGTGAAATTTTATTAATATAATCTTCATCATTATCTTTGTATAATGGGAAATATTTTTTAAGATAACCATTTAATATTAAATTTTCATCATAATCTTTAAAAGTTTTATTAATTTTATCGCTTGATAGATAATTTAATATATCAGTAGTAGTAGTAAAATAAATATTATAATCATTAATATTTGTTAAATAGGATCCATAAGATGAAAAATAATCAAGGGAATATTTTGGATTTCTTTTTATAGATCCATCAATATTTACAAATCTTTCATCATATTTTTTATCTAAATATGGATTCATATATGTTTCTAAATCATTATATTGAATACCTAATGGAAGACAATATCTTAATGAATGTATAGTTTTTGGATTATTATCAACCCATGCAAAAATATCTTTGCCTGTAATTTTTTCATCACAACAGTGAATTGCTATTTTATTTAATAATATTTCAATAGTATCAGATAAATATATTTTTTCATTCACAGTTTTATTTTTTGTTATTAAAATATCAGTTATTTCTATATTTTTAGGATTAAAAATAGTGAGATCTTTATGTAAAAATTTATTTTTTTCTACAGATGGTTCATTTTTAGTAGGTAAATCTCTTAAAGGTCCGTCTACTCTGAAAACATTTACTTGTATATCAGAATAATCTTTTTTATAAAAATCATAATATGGATCTTCTCCCATTATATATATATGAATATTTTTTTAATTTAATTATTTAAAGGCGATGAATCAATCTCCATGCCACAATACATTACCGGATTATTACTATAATCAACCGGTGTATAAATACCAATAGATGATGCTTCTCTTAATAAATATTTCATATTATCCCAAAATTTAGGAGTATGACCAGTTTCATCTGTCATAATATGAGCTAATTCATGAATTGCTACAAACATAATAGTATTATCATCTATAAAATTATTATTTTCTTTATTACGAATACAAATTGATAATTCTGCACCCTTATTTAATGAATAAGCAACATATAATGATCCAGGTATATTTTCTGTAATATGTTCTGAATCAAAATTACCTTTTAATCTATTTATATCATCTATTTTATCATTATTGTCAAGTGAATTTATTAAATTTTGTAATGAATTCCCTAAATTAGCTAATTTATCTGCAGCTTGTTTTTTATCAGGTAAATTTCTTACAAAATATTCTTTATTATTAACAGAAGATACTACTTTATCAAGAAATAAATTATTTCTTAAAAAATGAATATATATAAATATACCAATAATTATCATTAAGAAGGCGGTTAATTCTTTCATACTTAAAATATATAATATTTAAAATTTGATATTTATTTTTGTGTATTTTATACAAAAATTTGATAAAAATTTATTAAAGAATAATATTAAAATAAGACTAAATATGTCAGTAAACAAAACTTTTCAGATTGTTGATATAATTGCGGATGATCTGCCTGATGATACAAATAAAAAATCATTTATTATAACATTATATGGTATAGATAAAGATAATAATCGTGTAGTATGTCACATTACTAAATATCTCCCATACTTTTATATTAAAATTCCAAATGATTGGGATCAACCCACTGGTGTAAAATTAATCAAAGATATATGTAACATTAAACCGGGTCAAGATATAGAAGATACTATATTTGATTATGTGAAGGGTATACAAATAAATACTTGTAAGGATTTTTATGGTGTATATTGGAATAAAAATATAGATAATATACAATCATTTAATTATCTTAAAATATCAATGAAAACTTATGATTCTATGAGAAAAATTATTGCTTTAATAAAGAAACATTATAATCTTAAGAAATATAATAGTTCATCTAAATTAGGAATAAGATTAAATGAATGGAAACTAAATACAATTACAAATTATGATTGTGATTGTAATTTATATGAATCAACTATTCATCCAATTATAAGATTTATTCATGATACAAATATTAATCCAACTGGTTGGGTACAATGTAAATGTAAAAATGATATAGTTACAGGATTATTTAATTCATGTGAATATGAATATTCTGCATCATTTAAATCATTAAAATCATATGATCATAATGAAATAAGTAAATATAAAATTGCTTCTTTTGATATTGAGTGTGATAGTTCACATGGTGATTTTCCCCTTGCAAAAAAGAATTTTAAAAAATTAGCTGTTGACATATTTGATTCATATCAGTCAATCTTAAAAAATTCACCTGAATCAAGGAGAGAATTATATAATGAAAAAATAGAAGTTCATTTATTAAAATTATTGATATCTGGTTTTACAGGTGATTTTAGTAAATTTAATTCATCATATAAATATGCAAATATGAATAAATTAAATATTATTAATGATGAAATACCCGATGAAAGTGTTTATAATGATATTATTTCTAAAATAATGAATGATATGACTATAATTAATCAATTAAAAGATATTAACTCAAACGGTAAAGAAAGAGACAATTGTATTAATAAAATACAAGATATTATTGAGGTATTATGTAATCAATTAAATATTCAGGTAGAGGGTGATCCAGTTATTCAAATAGGAACTGTATTTTATGAATTTGGTTCGGGTGATATTACTAGACATATATTAGTAATATCTCCTAATAATGATGAAGAAATATGTGATGATATAGATGGTATTATCGTAGAAAGATGTAAAGATGAAAAGGAATTACTATTAGGATGGAAAAATATTATTAATAAGATGGATCCAGATTTTATTACAGGATATAATATCTTTGGTTTTGATTTTAGATACATTTATGCAAGAGCACAAATATTATTCCCATGTAAAGATAAATGTAATGATCCATGGTGGCATGTAAATGGGTGCCCTATGAAAGAATTTTTAAATTTTGGTAAAATGAATTCTAAAATATTTAAGTCAAAAGATCATAAGAATAAGAAATGTAATATTAAAACGCAAAAATTAAGTAGTTCAGCATTAGGAGATAATACATTAAATTATCTTACTATGGATGGTAGAATCTTATTTGACATCCAAAAAGAAGTACAAAAAGGACATAATTTAGAATCATATAAATTAGATAATGTTGCATCTCATTTTATGAGAGGTAAATTATTAGAAAAAAAAGATAATAAAATATCTGTATCTGATATTGGTCAATTAAAATATGGAGATTATATATCATTTAGAACTCATACAAATATCGGTGAAGAATTATTTAATGATGGTAAAAAATATCAAATCTCAAAAATAATGCAAAACGATATATATTTAACAGAAAATATTGATATATGTTTAAAAGATTATCATAAAGTAGAGTGGTGTTTAAATAAGGATGATATATCACCTCAAGATATATTTGATAAACATAAATATGGTGGTTCATCTGGTAGAGCTGAAGTAGCTAAATATTGTATTCAGGATTGTGAATTATGTATAAATCTTCTTTTACTATTAGATATTGTACCAAATAATTTAGGTATGGCGAATGTTTCTTATGTACCTGCATCATTTATCTTTTTAAGAGGTCAGGGTGTAAAGGTATCATCCGTTGTATCAAGAGAATCAGGTAAAAGAAATACTAGAATACCAGATCTACAGAAATTACCAAATCTAAAAAATCAAATAAAAATGTATAATAATCAAGAATCTAAAGATAATATTATAAGATCTCTTAATTTTGATGAAAATGGAAAGGAATTAGAATCATATAAAAAACCAAAACCATGGGAACAGGATGAATATTATAAAAGAATAATTTCTCAGGCAGAAAATGGTATTGATGGTTATGAAGGTGCTATTGTATTAGACCCTACACCCGGAATATATTTAGAAGATCCAATATCTGTATTAGATTATGCTTCTTTATATCCCTCATCTATTATTGAGAAGAATATTTCACATGAAACATATATAGAAAATAAAGATTTATTACCAATTATTGGTGAAGAAAATTATTATACAATTAGTTTTCATGATTGGATTTATAAAGGAAAGGGTAAAGGAGATACAATTGAGAAAGTAGATGCTGGAACAGAAACAATATGTCATTTCTTAAAACCAGAATATATGAAACAAAAGAATATGTTTCAAGAAGGTGAAAAACATATGGGAATTATACCAGCAGTATTAGATGATCTATTATCTGCAAGAAAAAAAACTAAAAAACTTATGAAAAATGAAAAAGATGATTTTAAGAAAAAGGTATTAGATGGTTTACAATTAGCTTACAAAGTTACAGCAAATAGTGTTTATGGTCAATTAGGAGCAAAAACAAGTGGTATCTTTAAAATGAATTTAGCTGCATGTACAACATCAGTTGGACGATCTAGAATTTATGACGCCTCTAGAGGAGTCAAAGAATGGGCAAATAAAAAAGGATACAAAGAACCAGAAGTAGTATATGGTGATACAGATTCTGTATTTGTAAAATTTAGTAGAGAATTATTAGATGGAACCGTTTTAGAAGGTAAAACTGCATTAGATCATTGTATTCAGTGTGGTAAAGAAGCCGGTAATTATATTACACACGGAATTATAACATGTGAAGATGAAGATGGTGAAGAAATGATAGATAAACATGATCCATTATTAGATCACCCACAAGATTTAGAATATGAAAAAACATTTTGGCCATTTATTCTTATCAGTAAAAAGAGATATACAGGAGATAAATATGAATTTGATAGTATATCTTGTAAAAGAGACGCAATGGGTATTGTATTAAAAAGAAGAGATAATGCTCCAATTGTAAAATATATATTTGGAAATGTAATTGAGAAAATTATGACTGAGAAAGATTTCGAATTAGCAATAAATTGGTTAAAAGAAAATCTATTAAAAATTCGTAATGGTGAATTTCCATTAAGATATTTTATAATTACTAAAGCACTTAATGGATATTATAAAAATCCACAGCAGATTGCTCATAAAGTATTAGCTGATAGAATGGCAGTTAGAGATCCTGGTAATAAACCAAAATCAAATGATAGAATACCATATGCTTATGTTAAATTAAATGATGATAAATTATATGATTATAGTAATCCATATAAGAGTGGTGTTCGAAAAGGTAAACCTAGATTAAAGAATGTAATGCAGGGAGATAGAATAGAACATTTTGATTATATTGTTAAGAATAATTTAACAATTGATTATGAATTTTATATAACAAATCAAATTATGAATCCAGTAAAACAAGTATTAGATTTACATATGGATGAAAAATTAACAGAACAATTATTTTGTATATAATATTTATAAATATGATTGGAGGTGGAAAAAAGATATTAAAAATGGCAAAAATCAAAACAGATGATATATTATCATTAATAATAGCTATTTTTGTTTTGTATATAGCAAGAACATATATAGTTCAGACAACATATAATATTATGTGGCCCAAATTAGTATATAATTCATCAAATGATAAAGATAATAATTTTACACCTTTATCATTTTATGAATCATTTTTATTTGTAATATTTATTGATTTCCTGTTTATCTAATAAAATTTTTTTTTAATATATATATATAAATAATGGGAGGGGGTCTAATACAATTAGTAGCATATGGTTCACAAGATATTTACCTTACAGGTAATCCACAGATTACTTTTTTTAAATTAGTTTATCGTAGACACACTAACTTCTCGATGGAATCTATAAAGCAGACATTTGATGGATCAAATACTATTACAAATTCGGGTGGTGGTCAGGGATCTGTAACAATTGATAGGAATGGTGATTTATTGAGTAAAATATATGTTGTTACAAAAGGAGCAAATATTGAAAACGGATCAAGTATAATTAAAGAAGTAAAATTAGAAATCGGGGGTCAAACTATTGATACACATAGTATAAATTGGATAAAAAATTGGTGGGAATTAACTACATCTCAGGATAAACATGCTACTTTAAATAGAATGATTGGTCATGAAAATCTAGGACATAATGTATTTATTCATGCAAATAGAGAATTAAGTATTAAAACAGTTACAACTTCACAAATACCCTTGCAATTTTGGTTTTGTCGTAATCCCGGTTTAGCTTTACCTTTAATTGCTTTACAATATCATGAAATTGTTCTTCATTTTACATGGGGAAATGGTAATATTTTTAGATATCCTTCATCAAATCAAACTGCTACATGTGAATTATGGTGTGATTATATTTATTTAGATACAGATGAAAGAAGAAGATTTGCTCAAACATCTCATGAATATTTAATTGAACAGGTACAAGAAATGAGTGTAAAATCAGGTTCAAGTAGATCTGTAAATGGATCTCAATTGAAAATAGAATTAAATCTTAATCATCCAGTGAAAGAATTAATATGGGATTATTCAGGTATATTATTTTCTGATATTACTTTAGAATTAAATGGACATGAAAGATTTGCAAAACAACAAGAAGAATATTTTACAATTAGACAACCATTTGAATATCATACACATGTACCCCATAATAATTTATTACTTGAAGAAGGACATTTAATAGAACCAATTTCGGATGAAATCCTAATTGAATACAATGCTTCCAACAGAACTATTGTTAGTGAAAGGGGGATAACGGGTTTCCCCGTCTTTCAATTTCGCGAAACACATAACGTGAACGGTTCTCCACTGGTGACTTTATCCGGAGGGAATGTAAATTTGACTCTAGTTATTAGTAAAAATATATCATTTGTTCCAGCAATACTCAGGGGCACTATATTAAGATTCACAGAAGATAATAATACTGGAGGAACGGAGACTTCAGATACCACCTCATCTCACACAGGACCAGATTCTTTTGATTTACGGATCGGTGGTATATCTCAGGCTTACAGTGACATGATGTTAGCAACTGCGACAGATGGAGATATAGTTTTTTATCACGTTGATGTGCAAAATATCGATGACCAGATGACCACGATCGCTCTAAATAAAGTTTACAAAATTGAATTTACGGAGGCAGGGAGAAATAATGTAGCTTTTGATAGTGGTAGATTCACAGATCCTGAAAATCGTGGTAAAAGAATCGGCGTATATTCATTTGCCTTAAAACCCGAAGAACATCAACCTAGCGGAACATGTAATTTCTCTAGGATTGATACTGCTAAATTAATAGGAAATTATAATCCTTTAGATACAACATCAGGTGATACTATTAATATTTATGCAGTTAATTATAATGTTCTTCGCATTATGTCAGGTATGGGTGGTTTAGCCTATAGTAACTAAATAATTTATAAATTCATCTTAAATTACCTTTTTTTAAAAAAACAAAATAACTATTTGTTTAATTTCCTTAAAATTTTTTTCTAAAGTATAGTATAAAAATATAATGGGAGGAGGATTAATGCAACTTGTCGCTTACGGTGCTCAGGATATCTATCTTACGGGTAATCCCCAGATTACTTTCTTTAAGGTTGTCTACCGCAGACACACTAATTTCTCGATGGAAACTATTAGACAGACTTTTAATGGTTCTGGTACAAGTGTCACTTCTACGATTTCTCGTAATGGTGATTTAGTATACAAATTATATGTTACATCGGCTGCAACGACAACAAATGGCAGTGCATTTGTCAGTGAGGCAGAATTAGAAATTGGTGGACAGAGAATTGATAGACACTTTCAAGAATGGAATGAAATATGGAATGAACTTTCGACTGATGAATCTAAGGCAATTGGATTAAAATCCATGATAGGGTGTGTCGGGACGGTCGGTGACGGGACTGGTGTTAATAAAATTCATGTACCATTAAATTTTTGGTTTTGTCGCAACCCTGGTCTTGCTTTACCATTAATTGCCCTTCAGTATCATGAAGTTAAAGTAAAATTAACTCTAGCTGGAGCAACAGGTGGTAACACTGATCTATGGGCTGATTATATTTATCTTGATACCGATGAAAGACGTCGTTTCGCTCAGGTATCTCATGAATATTTAATTGAACAGGTACAGAGACAAAGTCTTACCACTACTTTGACAAACAAATTAAACTTTAATCATCCAGTGAAAGAACTAATTTGGACTACCACGGGAACTAATTATACTAAGGCTCACATTAAGCTTAATGGTCATGATCGTTTTGCTTTACAGGAACCGGAATATTTCCAGCTCAGACAGCCTTATGATTATCACACTGCTGTTCCTAAGCAGAATTTACCGACAGCTGCTAGAGTTTCTCTATTGGACAGACAAACATCATTAGATCAAATTCACGCGGCTGGGCAGGCTGACGGCCTCATTTCGCTTGGTGGTGGAGCAGCCACAGGTGTATACACGTCTTCTGCTGCCTCCGGCACTGCCGGTAATTTCAATATTACGAATGGTGTATTAACACTTGGTATCGGTGGCGTATTTAACCCCGCCACCGCCTCCACTGGGGCACTCGCCGTGGGTAGTGCATTCCCCGTGGGAAGTCAATTAGCAATTGTATGCTCTACGAGCGACGGGACGGCGGGGGCGACGACGGTCGCTGTAGCGACTCAAGGAACTGTGGGTACGGTATATTTTGCGACGGTTCTCGAGCTCCTGGCGGCGGAGACGACGGCCAATGCAGTATCAGTACGTATTAGTACACCAACATCAACTGATTCTACTCTAACATTAGTTAACACCGGGGACAACGCTGACGCAACATTTAATGTATTTGCTGTAACCAATGGAAACTCCAATCAGGCCCGCACCTCTCAAATGACCAATAATATCAATGTATACTCTTTTGCACTCAAACCTGAGGAGCACCAGCCTTCTGGAACTTGCAACTTCTCTCGTATTGACAACGCTCAATTAGTATGCACCGGCGTGGTCACTGATCTCTCAATGATGTACGCAGTTAACTACAATGTTCTCCGTATTATGAGTGGTATGGGTGGTCTTGCATACAGCAACTAAATAATTTATAAATAATTTTTAAATAAATAATTTTTAAAAAATAAATAAAATAAAAAATTTATTTGTTTAATTTCTCTAAAATTTTTTTCTAAAGTATAGTATAAATATAAAATGGGAGGAGGATTGATGCAACTTGTCGCTTACGGTGCTCAGGATATTTACCTTACGGGTAATCCGCAAATTACTTTCTTTAAGGTTGTCTACCGCAGACACACGAATTTCTCGATGGAAGCTATTGAACAGACTTGGAATGGTTCGGATGGTACTTCGAGCAACGCCGCCGGGCGCTGTACTGCCACTATTTCGCGTAATGGTGATTTAGTTCACAGAATGTATTTAGAAATAACGGGGTCGAATGTCAACGATAATGAATCCAACCCGGGGGCGTCGGTGATAACCGATGTCGAATTAGAAATTGGGGGTCAAAAAATTGATAAACATACAGGGGATTGGATGAATATTTGGTCGCATTTGACCGAACCAAATCCTTCTGGGCACTGCGGACATTCGGATGATAATGATAGCACCGGTACTAACTTTCAGAATATGTCAGGTATGGGTGGATGTTATACCCTCGCCCCGGGTACCGCGAAATATTTTGTACCACTACAATTTTGGTTCTGTCGTAATCCTGGATTAGCATTACCTCTTATCGCCCTTCAATATCATGAAGTTAAGGTTATTTTAAATCATCTTTTTGCTAATGCCTTTAGCGGTGCGCTAACAACTAATAATTTATGGTGCGATTATATCTATCTCGATACTGACGAAAGACGTAGATTTGCTCAAGTATCCCATGAATACCTTATTGAGCAAGTACAGGAAGGTACAATCGCTACTAGTGGTTCCAGTGATCTTAACTTTAATCATCCTGTTAAAGAATTAATTTGGGCGAATAATTCAGCGACGGGCACCCTGGCAGCAGTTGCCAGTGGTACTTCGTCTACATATCAACTTAAACTAAACGGCCATGATCGTTTTGCCGCAAGAGATTTCAGATATTTTACTAGAACACAGGTATGGCAACATCATACTGGTGCCGGCGGTTTAACGGCCGCTACCGCTGCAGATATTGTCGGGGGGAGAGCGGGTTGCTTCAATGATGGTATAGCAGTTTATTCTTTTGCTCTCAAACCGGAAGAACATCAACCTTCGGGAACTTGTAATTTCTCAAGAATTGATAATGCCCAATTAGTCGCAGGTACCGGGGGCAGCTACAGCGCCACCTTTATTTATGCTATCAACTACAATGTCCTCCGTATCATGTCTGGTATGGGTGGTCTTGCTTACTCTAACTAAAGACTTAGACTAAGTTACTCACCAAAAAGTCCTTTATCAACTAAATGATTAATATTGTAAGTATCACTAATTAATTTTATAAATACTATTTTATCATTAATAATAAAATAATAAGTTTTATTTTGTTATTTTTTTTTTCTAAAGTATAGTATAAAATATAATGGGAGGAGGATTAATGCAACTTGTCGCTTACGGAGCTCAGGATATTTACCTCACGGGTAACCCTCAGATTACTTTCTTTAAGGTTGTCTATCGCAGACACACTAATTTCTCGATGGAATCTATTAGACAGACCTTTTCGGGTACCGCTGATTTCGGTAATGATGTTACCGCCACTATTTCAAGAAATGGTGATTTAGTCTACAGAATGTATTTGGAACACACGGCAGTATTTACTGGTCTTGCCACCACAACGGCCGCAAATGTAGGTCTTGTTGAAAGATATGGTGATTCATTAATTAAAGAATGTGAAATTGAAATCGGTGGTCAAAAAATTGATAAACACACTTCCATGTGGAATCGTGTTTGGTCTGATTTAACTGAATTTAATCCAAGTGCGCATTTTGGGGCAACTCAAGGTCCAAATGGAACCGCTGACACACCCAGTAGCGGAAATGGAACGTTATACCAATTAATGACTGGTAATGGATATGGTTTAAATACCTCAGCCTCGGCCAACGACGACCGAAATGAAGCGTCTCTCGATGCTTTTGGTGCCACGGGGACAGCCGCCGCCGAACTCACCGGGTCAGTAAATGGGTTTAGTTATTTGTCTTCGGCGGATGGTGCGGCGGGTGGAAATATAACTGTTAATAATATATTTCTGCCTTTAAATTTCTGGTTTTGTCGTAATCCGGGACTTGCTTTACCACTCATCGCCCTTCAGTATCATGAAGTTAAAATTAAAATGACATTTGAAACGGGAACTAACCTTGCTAGAAGTTTCGACTCGAACGACCAGACCACCGCCGCGTCTATCGCGGCGGCATTCACGGGTAATACTACTGCAACATCGCCTACCTTTAATTTATGGTGCGATTATATCTACCTTGATACAGATGAAAGACGTAGATTTGCTCAAGTATCACATGAATATTTAATCGAACAATTACAGTATTCGGATAATACGGTTACAACTACATCTCCATCTATTGATCTTAACTTTAATCATCCAGTGAAAGAATTAATATGGTGTACTCGAAATGAATCTGATGGCGCTGCTGCTGGAAGATGTCAATCATTTGGTAGCGCGGGTGATGCTACTGCTGGACCAGTTTCTTTAGATACTATGGGTGGTAACTGGCAATTGAAACTCAATGGTCATGATCGTTTTAAAGAAAGAGATTCTAAATATTTCACTAGAACACAAGTATGGCAACACCATACTGGATATGGTGCAACGCCTACTCTTGGTGATAACGCAACAAATCTGGGGGTACAAGTTGCGATCGCACATGGTTCTGATTCTATTGGGGTCTACTCTTTCGCACTCAAACCGGAAGAACATCAACCATCAGGAACTTGTAATTTCTCAAGAATTGATAATGCACAATTGGTTGGAACTTCTATTCAAACTCCGGTTGGCGACGGGAGTACGACAATGACAGATGTCGGAGCCGGCACGACATCTGATAATGTTAAATTAACCATCTTCGCCGTCAACTACAACGTCCTCCGTATCATGTCCGGTATGGGTGGTTTAGCTTATTCTAACTAAATAAACTAAAAATTAAATATATTTTATAAAATTTAATAAAGATTATCAATGAATTCTTTAACTCGTGTAACACTTATTTTTTTATTTACCCATTTAGTTAATAATGTAAGTAATTGTTCTACAACTTCAACTTTTTCTGTCAAACTTTTTTCATTGAATAAGGGTTTTTCTAAAGTATAAGATTCAATATTTTTAAAATGATTAGAATCAGATTTTATTTTTTTTCTTTCTACTACCCATAATTTAATTAATTCAGGAAATTTTTCAAGATGATTTAATGTATCTTCATAATTTACATTAGAATCAACCGAAACATTTTTATTTTCCCAAGCAGTCAAGAAATTACGTCTACCCGTTCCTCGACCAGTCCAATCCATCCAATCCGAGTTTCCACAACATTCACGTAAATAATCTAATTCAGCAATACGTTGTTTTAAGTCGTCTGTTAATTCATCATTAACTTCATTTGAAACAGGTTCAGTTAAAATATCTATAATTTCACTGACGACTTGTTCTACAGGAACTTCAGGTTCCATGACAACTACAGGTTCCATGACAACTACAGGTTCAGGTTCTGGTTCAGGTTCTACAGATTCTTCTGTTGCTTCGCTAATAGGTTCTTCTACTTCGGTAACTTCATGTTCTACTGGTTCTTCTGTTTCTTCTGCTTCGCTATCAGATTCTTCTACTTCTTCATCAACTACAGGTTCATCTTCTACAGGTTCTTCTGCAGCTTCTGCTGATTCAGGGACTTCGGGAGCTTCAGGTTCTACAGTGACTTCAGCAGATTCAGAAACTTCATCTACAACAACATCATTTGTTTCGGTAGTTTCGACAGATTCTAAAACATTATCAACAGTATCACTCATTTTATAATTACTTAGTAGAAATTTTTTTTAAGTATTTTTATTTAAAAATATTTTACTGAATTGATAATAAAATGCCAATTAATGCTGGAAACAAAGGATTAGTAAATTTAGGAAATACATGTTATATGAATTCAGCATTACAATGTTTAAGTCATTTAATAATATTTCATCCAAATAATGAAAAATTTTTTAATGAATGTAAAAGGGCAGATAAAGATTCATTAATGTATGAATGGTTTCAATTTCAAAGAAAGATGTGGTCGAATAATGATAATTCTACAATTAATCCAATTAATCTTTTAAAGAAATTTCAGGGTTTATGTTTTGAGAATGATATTTATTTTAGTAATTTTTCACAAAATGATATAGATGAATTTCTTACTATATTTTTAGATTTATTACATCGTGGTATAAGTCGCAGTGTTGTAATGAATTACTGTAAAGAAATAAATGATGAAGGTGATAAAATAAATGTTAAAAGTAATGATACATGGAAGAGATTTTATGAAAAGGATTATTCATATATAGTAGATAATTTTTATTCTCAATTATTAAATATTACAAGTTGTACAGAATGTAGTTATTATACAACTAATCATGATCCAATTCAGGTAATATCATTAGAGATACCAAGTGAAGCCAATTCATTAGAATGTTGTTTAAAAGAATATATGAAAAAATATAGATTAGATGAAGATAATATATGGAAATGTGATAAATGTCATCAATCAGTAAGACCATATAAACAAACAAAATTATGGAAAACTTCAGATATATTATTTATCTTGTTAAAGAAATATAATAGTATAAGAAAATTAGATAAATATTTAGAATATCCTTTATTATTAAATATGAAAGATTATAATATAAATAATACAGATAATAATTATTATTTACAAAGTATTGGTGTTCATTCAGGTGGATTAAATGGTGGTCATTATTATTCTGTATGTAAAAATTATTTAGATGATAATTGGTATGAATATGATGATTCACATATAAATAGAGTAGGTGAATCGAAGGCATTAAAATATTCACCATATTTATTGATTTACAAGAGGGGTTAATTTTCTTCCATTACTTTTATAAAGTTTATTTTTTTTACGAATAATTACATTTTTAGGTGGTACTTTAGATGTTTTCTTTTTTTTGATAGGTTTTTTTCTTTTAGATCTTTTATGAGTTTTCTTTTTTTGTTTTTTAAGATATTCTTTGCATTTAGAGAAAGGAATACCATCAGGACATTGTTTTTGTAATTTTTTAAAATTTACCATATATATTATTATTATATTTATTTTATTATAATATAAAATTATAAAAATATATATTTAATAAAAAAATAATATATATATATTATATAAATGGGTGATTTAGATTCAGGTTCATATTCCATGTCGAGTGCGGGTGAACCACTCCCAAGCAATTCTACTGTAGCGGGAATTACTGGGGGGAGTCTTCTCAGTGACGGCTTGAACGCTGGTGACGGCTTGAACGCTGGTGACGGCTTGATTGGTGGAGGAAAAAGAAAAAAATACAGAAAGAAGTCTAAAAGAAAGTCAAAGCGTAAAAAGTCAAAGCGTAAAAAGTCTAAGAGAAAGTCAAAGCGTAAAAAGTCTCGTAAAAGACGTTAACTAAAATTTACCATATATATTATTATTATATTTATTTTCATCATCAATTTCTTCATAAATTTGTTCATCAATATTATCATAAATAATTACATGATTATTAATAAAATCAAATAAGTGTATAAAATTTTTATCATTTAAATTTAAATGTAAATTGTAATAATTATCCATTCCTTTTAATCTATTAAATAATTGTGATATTTCTTCTAAATATTTCAGTTCAAATAAATCATCTATTTCAGTCATCAATGTATTTATTATAAAGTAAATTAATAAAATCAGTTTCAAACGAAGTGTAATCACACACACATTCTAAATCATCTTTTGATGATATCCATTTATAAACATCATTGGTCATTTCTTTAACTATATCTTTAATATAGAGATCTTTATCATATTTTATGGTTTTATTTAACCATTTATGTTTGTCAATTTTAATTTTAGTGATTGGTATTAAAGTAATATCTTCCATAATAAATACTAAAGATATGAAAATAATTTTATAAACGAATTTATTTAAAAATTGATAAATTTAAATAAGTAATACTTAAAAATTTGATACTATATAAATGTATAAAAATAAAGAAAATAAAATGAAAGTACAAAAAAGAAATGGAAATTATGAAGATATATCATTTGATAAAATATTAAAAAGAATTCAATCATTATCGATTGATAGTAAATTTGTGGATAAATTAAAGATAGATGAGTCAGTTGTTGCTCAAAAGGTTATTAAGGAAATATATGATGGTGTAAAGACTTCAGAGTTAGATGAATTAGCATCCCAGATATCTATATCAATGTATAGTAAACATCCTGATTTTAAGATATTAGCTGGTAGAATTATAATATCAAATCATCATAAAAATACATTAGATACATTTTCAGATAAAATAGAATTAATGTATAATTATGTATCAAATGATATTAATAAACCATTAATTGCTGATTATTTATATAAATTAGTTATGGATAATGCGGAAAAGATAAATTCAGTAATAGATTATAATAAGGATTATTTATTTGATTTCTTTGGTTTTAAAACATTAGAAAAGAATTATCTTTATAAATTAGATAAAAATATTATTGAAAGACCTCAAGATATGTTAATGAGAGTTTCCTTATCAATTCATAGAAATGATATAGATAAGGCGATAGAAAATTATGAATTAATGTCGAATCATTATTTTACACATGCAACTCCTACGTTATATAATGCAGGATCAAGAAGGGAACAATTTGCGAGTTGTTTTCTTTTAACAATGAAAGAAGATAGTATTACAGGTATATATGATACATTAAAAGATTGTGCTTTGATATCAAAGCATGCAGGTGGTATTGGTTTGTCAATTCATAATATTCGTGCAACTGATTCATATATTAGTGGTACGAATGGTATATCGAATGGTTTAGTTCCTATGTTAAGGGTATTTAATGATACTGCTCGGTATGTTGATCAGTGTATTGTTCCTGAAACAATTATTTATACAACAGATGGTCCAAAGGAAATTAAAGACTGTGAATTAAATAAAACTGAAATATTTACAACAAATGGTAATGAACTGATTGAGAATGTATTAGAACATTCATATAATGGTGAAATTTATGAAATAGAAACAATGNATTCATTAGAATCATTAAAGATTACAGGTGAACACCCAGTACTATGTTTAACTGATCAAAAGNAAGGATTAAATTATGATGTAATTAAGAATAGATTAATGAAAAAATTAATTTCNCCTGAATGGGTTGAAGCGAAAGAATTAAGTGAGAATGATTTATTATTATTTAAAATACCAAAATATGAAGTAGATAATATTAATATTACAAAAGATGATTGTTATATGTATGGATTGATTTTAGGCGATGGTTGTATGTATCCTTCATCAACAAATTGTTATTTAAGTCTTCATAGTGAATCTAAAAAAGAAATTATTGATTCAGTAATAGATTATCTAAATAAGAGATGTATTGAGAATAGATGTGTAATAGAAGGATTAACAACAAGAGTTTATTGGAAAAGAAATACTAAATTAATATTTCGTCATTGTGATATTTATGATGTAAATAAAGAAAAACATATTACAAGTAAATGGTTAAATTTACCAATAGAAAAATCCAAATATATTTTAAAGGGATTAATAGATACAGATGGTTGTAAAGGGAATGAATTAGTATTTGATTCAACATCGAGAAATTTAATTGAATCATTAAGATATATTCTTTTAAGGATGGGTATACCTAGTAGTGGTTATATTCGTGATAGACGAGGCGAATCACATATATCTATACATGGTGATAAAATAGAGAATAAGAAAATATCATATACATTAAGAATACCCAAATGTCCATTAATATGTGAATTATTAAATATTGAGTGTGGTGATTTTTCTAAATATTTCATTTTTGAGGATTATATTGCTACGCGTGTTAAATCTATTAATAAATCTCATTATGAAGGTGTTTTATATGATTTACAAATGAAAAATACACATAATTATATGATTCATAATGGTATTGTTCACAATGGTGGTGGGAAGAGGAATGGTTCTTTTGCGATGTATTTAGAACCATGGCATTCAGATATTTTTGAGTTTATTGAGTTAAAAAAGAATCATGGGAATGAATTTGAGAGAGCGAGAGATTTATTTTATGCTTTATGGGTTCCTGATTTATTTATGGAAAGAGTTCATAGTGATGATGAATGGTCATTGTTTTGTCCCAATGAATGTCCTGGATTAAGTGATACTTGGGGCAAAGAATTTAATGAATTATATATTTCATATGAAACTCAAAATAAATTTAGGAAAAAGGTAAAGGCGAGGGAGCTTTGGTCGGCTATATTAACATCTCAAATAGAGGTTGGTATGCCTTATATTTTATATAAAGATGCATGTAATAGAAAATCGAATCAACAAAATTTAGGAACAATAAAATCATCTAATTTATGTACAGAAATAGTTGAATATACGAGTAGTGAAGAAACTGCTGTTTGTAATTTAGCAAGCATTTCATTAAAAAAGTTTGTAAAACATAAAGATGTATCAAATATGAACTTCTTAATTTATACTAAAGAAAATTGTGTTTATTGTGAATTAACTAAAGGATTATTTAATAAAAAGGATATTAAATATATTACAAAAGATTATACAGAATTTAAGAAAGATGATGATAAAAAAATTACATTTCCTCAAATATATTTAATAACTGAAGAAAATGTATATATTGGTGGATATACTGAATTAAGTGAATATTTAAAACCTTCATATGATTTTGATTCATTAAAGTCAATTGCAAAGAGATTAACTCATAATTTAAATAATATTATTGATTATAATTATTATCCTATTCCTGAAACAAGGGTTTCAAATATGAGACATCGTCCAATTGGGATTGGTGTTCAGGGATTAGCGAATGTATTCTTTGAGTTTGGTTATCCATTTGATTCAGAGGATGCGAAGCATTTAAATGAAAATATATTTGAGACAATCTATTATGGTGCTATGGAGGCATCTATGGAATTATCAAGGGATAGAGAAAAATTATATAAAAAATATATATTATTAAAATGTAAATATGATACTTGGTTAGATTCTAATATTAATGGTGAAACTATGAGTGCAAGTGAGGCTCGTATTGTTCGTGATGAATATGAATCTATAAAGAATAAATTAAATATGATACCAGAAGAATTAGATAGAGAAGAATATTTTGGATCTTATAGTAGTTTTATAGGATCACCGTTACATCAAGGTAAATATCAATTTGACTTATGGAATATAAATATTACTGATATTAGACATGATTGGAGTGGGTTAATGAAAAATATAAAAAAATATGGTGTTAGAAATAGTCTTTTATTGGCACCGATGCCTACAGCATCAACTGCTCAAATATTGGGTAATTATGAATGTTTTGAGCCAATATTATCAAATATATATACAAGAAGGGTATTATCTGGTGAATATATGGTAATAAATGAATATTTAGTGAATGATTTAATATCATTAAATTTATGGAATACTGAAATGAAGGATAAAATTATTTTAAATGATGGTAGTATTCAAAATATAAAAGAAATACCTAATATATTAAAAAATATCTATAAAACTGTTTGGGAAATTAGACAAAAGCAAGTTTTAAATATGGCAATTGATAGAGGTAAGTTTATATGTCAAAGTCAAAGTATGAATTTATTCCTTGAGAGTCCTGATATAGGAACAATGAGTAGTATGCATTCATATTCATGGAAAAAGGGATTAAAAACTGGCATTTATTATTTAAGAAGTCGTCCTTCATCAAGGGCGATTCAGTTTACATTAAATCCAACTGAATGTGAAAATTGTTCTGGATAATTTATTTAAGTAATTCAGAGTTATTCATAAAATTACCTTTATTAATATTACTATTACTTAAATTATTTTTATCTTTTTTAGGTTGATTTGTTTTTTTGAATTCATTTAATTCATTTTGTAATTTCTTTTTGTTTTCTGTTTGTAATGCAATAAAAGATAAAGCACACATAGTACCGATTAACATTAATCCCATAAAGAAAAATGGTAATAATACTATAAACCATGCTATTTTTTTACCATATTTAAATTTACAAATATAATTTAGGATATAAATCCATAAGATAGTAAATACTATTTTTAGAAATAAACCAGTATAAGTATAATGATGAACGCCTTCACTGTTAGGTTCTGCTTTTAATATAGTATCATGAATATTATACATTGATAAAACATATAATACTACACTAATTAATGATAAAAACAGATAAAATTGAGCCGGACGACATAATTCGGCAATTATTTGAGGGACTTTAACACCGAATAATTTCATTTATATAATAATGTATTATAAAAAAAATTTAACGAGTTAATTCATCTATATCAATTAGTGAATTAAATTTAGAAACATCGATTTCTTTATTTAAATTAATATTTTTATTTTTATTAATTTTTTGTGGTGGTGCTGTATATTCTTTAATTTCGTGTGATTTTTTATTTTTAAACATAATATTAATATTACATTGTGTTTGTAAATATATATTTTTATCTCGGCGAATTGCTATATTAAATTTTACTGGAAATGTTAAATAACCTATACTATGATATAATAATGCTAATTTATTATTTCTTTTCCCGGATGTATATTCATGTCTAAATAACATAAATAAGTTTTTAATTTGTGTTTGAATATCTTCGTTTCTTTGATTAGATTCATGAATAATTATTTCCCATAATAACCAAATAGGATCTTTACAATATTTAGGATGTACTTGATCAATATTGCGAGATTCTATTTCAAATTTAACTTTTTTCTTTTTATTTATTTTTTCCCAGTGAATTAACCATACAACCCAATAACATGCTTTTTCATATCCACCATTTACATTTTTAAGATGAAAATAAAATTCATTTAAAATTATTTTTAATTCATCCGGATCTGTGAATTTTAAAATAGTTGATGGTAATATTTGCATAGTAGCATTAAGTTTATTTTGGATATTTTGATATTGGAAATCATTATCATTTACTTTAGGATATTTATCAAACTTCCTTGTTTTGGATGAAATACATAATGTTGTAATTAAATCGCATAATGAATTTCTTACACTTTGAGTATTTCTTAAATGAATTAATTTATCTTTTTCTTTTTTACCTATATGATTAAATGAATTTAAAAATGTTTTATATTTTTTCCATATAAATTGAGGTAATTTGGGATTATTTATATGAATTATTTTAGATGCAAAATAAATACATTTCTCAAATAATTCTTGTGAATAACCTGATATTATACATTCGGTACACCAATAACAAGCTTCTTCTATTTTAGTAGTTTCAATTGATTTAAATAATTTTTGATAAACATCTTTTTTTTTAAAACCCGAAAATGTTTTATCTTTAAATTCCTCTAATGGACGAGGATCTTTAATAAGGTAATCATCATTCATATATATATTTTTATAAAATATTTAATAATTAAATTTACTTAAAAAAAGAAAGATTATATATATTATGAAATATGAATAAACCAATAGAATATATAGTAGAATATTCGGGTACAATTTATGATACACGTCGAGATGATAGAACTGGGGAAATTGATGAAACCGGATTAGTAACATTAATTAATGAAAGAATTAAAGAGGGATGGATACCAATGGGTGGTATTTCTAGTAATATTGATGAATGGGGATGTATCACCTATACTCAATCAATGGTTATATATGATTAAATTTACTTTTTAGATTTTCTTTTAGATGATTTTCTTTTTGATTTGCGCTTTTTAGATGATTTTCTTTTAGATTTACGTTTTTTCTTTTTACGTCTATTACCACTGCCTATTTGACTCCCTTGAACTGCATGTGAGTCTACAGTATCAATACCTGGAGCAGGGACTTGGACTCCAGCACCAGCATCAGCAGCAGCAGGCACAGCAGCACCAGAATCCGCAGCACCAGCATCAGCAGTAGTAGCAATCCTTCTCCATGCTTCATACGAATCCCGTGATTTTTCCATTATTCTTGCAGGAGCATTTTCACTAACATAGTTCTTTCCAGTGGGCTTTAAATCAGGGGGGTGTCCTCCCGCATATCTAGATGCATTCACTAATGATGGATGAATATTACCTGAACTAGGGTGCGGTGGGTATGGAAGCCACTCTATATTCATACTTCGAAATTCCCCATGATGATATAATCTATTACCATTTCTGTCTATGACAATCGGTGGTCTTCCGAAAGTGATGGGGGGTACGGAGTCCAGATTTGTGCACTCATAAGGATCAGATACATTACGTGCTCTGTCACGTGGTACACCCGCTACGTTTGGATCTACTGGATAATTTGGTGTATGAAAATGATAATATGGATGGTCGTGTGTATGGGATTTAATTTCCCAGATTTCAGGTAATATAAATGGTTTATTAAGTTGTTCACCGAGTAAATATTGCATTAGGGTCAATTTATCCATATAACGTTGTTCATCTTCTTGTCTGTATTCTGCTGCTACACTTTCTGAATTTTTTAAAAAAAGGTCAAGTTCTTTCATTTTTTCAGTTTCTTCATCTGCTCTTTCATCGACCGCTTCATCATCGTGTGTAACGAAATCACCTGGCATCGCAGCTGCGGCTGGAGTGTTTTCTACAGTATCTCCTTTTATTGTGTATGTTTTATTATACCAATCACTCAATTCTGGTATTTCATGAAGACTCCAGTGTGTTTCTTGTGAACCTATTTTATAGTAATATGATGGATACCCATCTCTTGACATTGACTTTGCACGCAGCCAGCCTGTAGGGAGGGGGTTACCGGATTCATCATCAAGAAAGGGTCCTTTTTTTGTACTCTCGTCTTCGGCACTAGCAGCACCACCGCTAGCATATGTCTCACTATCAACTTTCCTTTTCTTAGGCATATATAATAATATATATAATATATAATAATTAAATTTACTTAAAAAAGAAGATTCATAATATATTGATAGTTATGGAAAGTGCTCCTTATATATTAAAAGAATATTTAAAATATCATAATGAAAATATAATAAAATATGGAAAAAATACAGTTGTTTTAATGCAAGTTGGTGGATTTTATGAAATATATGCAGTTATTAATGAAAAAATTCATGAAGGTGCGGATATTTATCATTTAGCGGATATTTTAGGAATTCAGGTAGCAAGGAGAAATAAAAATATCCCTGAAATAGATTTTAATAATTTTTTGATGGCTGGATGGAATACATTTGCTCTATCTAAATTTCAGAAAATATTATTAAATCATAATTATACAATTGTTTTGGTGAATCAAATTACAGAACCACCAAATATTGAGAGAAAAGTAACGGATATTATTAGCCCGGGAACAATATTAGAAAATAATTTAGATACAAATTATTTAGTATCAGTTACTATTTTTAAATATCCCCAACAATATGATAAAAATATTTATGTTATAGGATTATCATCAATAGATGTATCAACTGGTGAAAATAGTGTTCATCGTATACAGTCTTCATTAAATGATGAAAATATTTGGAAAGATGAATTATTTAGATTAATTCATTATTATTCTCCAAAAGAAATATTATTTCATTATGATGATGATATTAAATATACAAAAGAAGAATTATGTAATTTATTTTCATTAGATATAAATATTTTATATTTAAATTTGTATACAGATAATCAATTTAAGAAGCCATCTTTCCAGAATTCTTTTTTAGATAAGATGTTTAAAAAGGAAAATAGTCTTTCATCAATAGAATATTTAGGATTTGAGAGAGAAACTGAGATAATATTATCATATATTTATATGATACAATTTGTATATGAACATAAATTAGAAAATACGATGAATTTACCAAAACCGATATATAAAACGGATAATAAGAATTTAATATTAAGTCATAATTGTATTTATCAGTTATATTTAATACCGAATAAAGAGCATGAAGATGAAAAATATAATTCTTTATTAAGTATTTTAAATAAATGTGATACAGCGATAGGAAGAAGATTATGTAAGCAAAGATTATTATATCCAATATTAGATGTTAAAATTTTAACTGAAAGATATGATATGATTGAGAATTTCCAAACAGATAATATTTATGATTTATTAAAACCAAATTTAAAAAAGATATTAGATATTGAGAAATTACATCGCAAGATGGGTTTATCATTATTAACTCCATATGAATTTTTCACATTAGATACTTCATATAATTATTTAATGAAATGTATTAATATTTTAAAGGAAAAGTTGCCTGTTATTACAGATAAATATAATGATAATATAGAAATATTGGATATTTTTATGAATGAATATAGGGATATTTTTAATATTAATGAATTAGAGAAATATTCATTAGTGAATATGATTACATCTGTTTTTAAATGTAATATATATCCAGAAATAGATGATTTACAGAGTGATATTTTAAAATCTAAGGATATGATAGATTTAATATGTGAAAAATTAGATAAATATATAGATCATAATAAGAAAGATTTAATAAAGAAAGATCATAATGAAAAATATGGATTTTTTCTTTATATAACAGAAAATCGTGCTAAAATATTCAAAAAATCAATAGGGAATTTAGTAAATACAAATGTAAGAATAGGAGATATTCTTATTGATTTAAAAGATATTAAATTTGTTAAAAGGGGATCAACTACTCATGTTGAGTTTGATATTTTTAATAATTTATCAAATAAGTTGGTATCGGATCAGTTAAAAATTCAGAATCTAAATAAGAAATGTTATTTAGAAACTATTAAAAATTTTTATAATAAATATTTTAAATTATTTGATGAATTGGTATCATTTATTGGTTTTATAGATTTAAATTGTAATTTTGCGAAATTATCTATAGAAAATTCATATAATAAACCAGAAATAATAAATTCAGATAATAGTCAATTTGTAGCGAATGATATTCGTCATCCAATTGTAGAAAGAATACAGACAGAAATAGAATATGTTCCAAATGATGTATCATTAAATGAAAATGGTATTTTATTATTTGGTACAAATGCGTGTGGTAAATCAACATTAATGAAAAGTATTGGCTTAACATTAATTATGGCTCAGGCAGGATTTTTTGTAGCATGTAAAAAATTTAAATATACACCATATACTCAAATATTTACAAGAATATTAAATAATGATAATATTTTTAAAAGACAATCTTCATTTGCAGTAGAGATGAGTGAATTAAGAGGTATTTTAAAAAGAGCAAATAAAAATTCATTAGTATTAGGTGATGAATTATGTAGTGGAACCGAAACTACATCGGCATTAAGTATTGTTTCTGCTGGATTAAAAACATTAACAGATTTAAAATGTTCGTTTATATTTACTTCTCATTTACATCAATTAATGGATATTGATATTATAAAAAATAATAAATTATTACAAATATATCATTTAAAAATAGAATATGATGCAGAAAGAGATATATTAATTTATCAAAGAAAATTAGAAAAGGGTTCAGGTCCAGCAATATATGGTTTAGAAGTATGTAAATCATTGGATTTAGGAAATGATTTTATATCATTAGCAAGAAAAATTCAGTTATCTATAACTGATTCATCAAAAACGCTTGTTAATGATAAGATATCAAATTATAATACTGAAATATTAATGGATAAGTGTCAAATATGTAATGAAAATTCAGAACATACTCATCATATTAAAGAACAAAATACAGCAGATAGTAATAATATTATAGATTATCATCATAAAAATATAAATCATAATTTAGTTCAGTTATGTGAATTATGTCATCATAAAGTTCATCATGAAAATTTACGAATATATGGTTATATAAAGACAGATAAAGGAATTCAGTTAAATTATGAATATATTAAAAAAGAAAAAGTTGAAAAGAAAAAGAAATTTAATAAAGATCAAATAGATATTATTTTATCATATAAGAATGATATTGATAATAAAAGATATAAAAAGAGTGATCTTATAAAGAAATTAGAATTAGAAAAAGATATAAAAATATCATCAAATACATTAAATAAGATATTTATAAATGAATATTAATGAATATTAATGAATATTAATATATAAATTTTTTATATTTATAAGTATATATGTTTAGTTGTAAGAATTTAATAATTTTAGTTGTAGCATTTTATTTAATATTTAAAGTATTAAAAGATAATGTTTCAAAAGTTGGTGTTGGATTATTGGCACTTTATCTTTTAAATGTTAATATAGAGGGATTAGAAAATGGTGTTGATTTAGGTAAAAAGGATGATGTATCTTCTGAATCAGTTGATAGTTCTGTTGTTAATATGGGTCCATATGATGGACTGTGTCTAAAGACAGGGAATAAAGAATATTGGATGAAATCGCCAGATGAAACAGCATTAGTACCAAATGATAATTTATATACTTATTTATCTAGTCAAGGACCAATAAAAATGAAATTATCAAATCAGGCAGCATTAAGGGGACCACCGGTTGATGGTGTAAAAGGTTCTGCTGAAAAGATGTTTATGTTAGCAAATAATGTTGCAAGTCCATTATGTTGTCCATCAACATTTTCTACCAGTACAGGATGTTTATGTACTACTAAAAATCAAAGAGATTTTATTGCATCTAGAGGATATTTAGATGAAAAGGTTGATTTAATAGAATCAGTTAAAAAGGCAGAAATATAAAATTGTATTTATTATAATGGAATCAAAAATTTGTCCAATATGTAAAAATAATATGTTATTTTTAGAAAGATATCCAAACATGGTATGTAATACATGTTTTGATAAATCGGTTACAAAAGATGGTAAAAAAATTAAATTTTATAATATAGATATTACAGGTGGTTTTTATTCAGTTGTTGATAATAAGAAAGGAAATATTCATGAATGTTATATTGATAATAATAAATGTTATGCAGATGAGGCAAGATTCGGTGGAATTGTAATACAAAAATTATCTTAATAGCATAGAATGAATTTTTTCATATGAATCTTTATGTCTTTGATCATATACATTTAATCTTTCTAATCTTTTTTGTTCATTTTGTTTTTCTTGCATTTGTTGCATAGCATAATATTGTTTTTCTTTATCATTCATAGTATATGAAATATTTGATCTTTGTGATTTTATACCATTAATAGAATGTTGTCGTCCAGTTATATCAACAGAAGAAGCATCTATTAATGTAGAACTATCTGTAAATGCTTGTTTATAATCTGTCATAGATAAATTATCGGTTGTTCCTCCAAAATCGGTTATTTTATCTCTTCCTAGTGTCATTAATGAATCTTGATTTGACATTGATATTCTTACTTCTGGTTCCATATATTGAGTTAATTGTTGTGAATTTTGTGATTTAGATTTTTTATATTGTTCAAATGTAGAATTAAATAAATCTTTATTAAATCCATTTTGGAATAATTTATTATTTTCACTCTCAATGCTGTTATTACTATTCATCCATGAAGAATAACCTTCATCATAAACATCTTTTATTTTATTTTCTTCATATATACTATTAAAAACATCAACATCAAAATTTTCTGTCATATTTACATTTACTTTTGGTTGACTTTGTTGTGTATTAAAATAATCATTTGCATTTTGTCTTAATTGATCATGTGAATGATTATTATTATTATCTTTTAATTTTTGTTTTAATAAAGCATAAGCAATAGATATTTTTTGGAATTCACTTGGAGATCCACCTCTGTCCGGATGATATTTCATAGCTGCTTTTAGATATGCTTTTTTTAATAATTGTTCATCATATTGTTTTGATATATTTAATATTTTATATGGATCCATTTTAACTTTTGTAGCTTCTCTTGGTAATTGTGGCAATTGTTGTTGTTGTTGTTGTCTTGGTTGATTAGTATCTGACTGAAAAAACATATTTGATGGCATTTGTTGCATATTTTGTAAATTCATTTGATATAAATCATTTATTTGTGATTGTTGTTGATTTATAAAATTTTGCTGCTGCTGAATATAAGATGAATATAAATCTCCAACTTGTTTATCTTTACTTGGTGTTTGACCCATACTTACTTATTTATATAATTTAAATAATATTATTAAACTAAATTTGATTTTAATTAAAGTGATCAAATTATTATTATAATATGGGGAATATTATTCCTTATTCTAAAAAAGCTAAAATAAATGATAAAAAATGTCCTTATTGTAATTTTATTTTATCATCTAAAAAAAATAAAAATCATATGAAAAATTGTATATATAATCCAAATATAGATCCATATGCATATACTATCTATGATATAGATTCAGAAATTATAAGAATTTAAATTAATTCTTTTTGATTTACAATATATCCCATATAAAATGATAATCCATTTAGTCCTATAATTAATCCAAATGCACTGCAACATTTTAATATATTTTTTCTTCTTTCTTTTTGTCTTTCTCTTTTAACATAAAAAAAAATATCTTCGGTTTTTTTAACTTTATTATAATTAAATTCATCTGGATTAATATCATAAATGCTAGTAGATCTCATTATATTCTATTATTAATAATATAATTTTTAAGTTTATTTTTTAGAATCATAAATAATTTTTAATGTTTTATTATTATCAAATATTAATAATCTATCAATTGAATATTTAGAACAATAATCTATATCTTTATTATTTTTATTAAAACATCCTTTTAAGATAATATTTTTTAAAGTTTTATTTAATAATTTTTTTTGATTTTTTAATGATTTTTTACTTACATCTGGTAATCTAGGGGCCGGATTTTTATCTGTATCTTTTAAAAATTCTTCTAATCCTTCTATACTTCTACTTTTATTTCGTTTTATTAAATTATTTAGAGAAACTTTAACACCTGCTATTACTATATTATAATTATTACATTTATTAATTGCTTTGATTAACCATTTAGGATAATATTCACCTTTTGTCTCAAAAATAATATTTTGTTTTTTAAGTATTGCATTATTAAGTTCTATAGATAATAACAGATTGCATCCCTTTTCATCTAAATCAACACATTTCTTTTTAGGAATTTTTTTCTTTGTTAATCTTTTTTTACATCCATTATTTCTAACAGAAAAATATGATTTCTCAAAAAATTTTAAAGTTTTTCTAGAAGGATTTCTTAATTTAGATTTAGCATTTTTATTTTTACTAAATTTCTTTATTTTTTGTTTATAATTTGTATCATTCTCAACGTAATCATCTATTAAAAAAAATTTAGGATTTTTTAATTTAAGTTTTTCTATCATTTCTTTAGCAAGTTTAGATTTCCCGGAACCAGTTGATCCCATTGTAATTACTAATGTTGGTTTCATTATAATAATTATTTATATTTATTTTCTATTTTCTGGTTCTTTGTATTCATAATTTAAGAAGTCAAAGATATCTTTTTCTAAATTAAATATCTTATCAACTTTTTGTTTATTATTGGTATGTTTAATGCTATATTCATTCATTGTATAACCTTTTTCTAAAGAATATTCTCTCATTTTAACATTAAATTCACCTGAACCAGTAAAATATAAAACAGCAAAAGGATATTCTTCGGGTTTCGTATACATAATATCAATACGTCTATGACAAGGTGATATATCTATTTTACCCATTCCCATATATTTTTTGTTACCTCTTGCTAATTGACAAGTTAGATAATTTACTTCGGTTAAAGTATCAATAAATTTATTATAAGTTTTCGTATTTGATGATTTTAAGAGTAAATCAATATCACCACTATCTTTTGACTTTCTGCGATAAGATCCTGCAATAGTTAATTCGGCTTCTGGATCTATTTTAGATAAAAGATCTTTAAGAAATATTTCATGTTTCTGTATTTCTGAATAGGGTATTCTTTGTTGGATATCATCAAAATATTGTAATCCTTTGAGTTGTGTTTCATTAAGATAATCTTTAATAGTTTCACATTTTCTTAAATCATCGATAGATTTAAATCCTTCACCATATAGTTTCTTTGCATGTTGTCGTCCAACACCATGAATCTTTAAGAATTCCTCTAAAGGTGATTTCTTATTTTTGATTTTTTCATATTCTTCTAATTTACCAGTATTAATAATCTCAAATATTTTCTTGATAGTTCCTTCACCAATACCTTTAATTGACAAAAGATATTCTTTATTTAATTGTGTATCATCTTTTAATAGTCTTAATGAACGATTCACTTGTGAATAAGTCTTCACTCTCATCATATCATAATTAGATTTATAATATTTCTCTAATTGATTAAATACTATAATAATTTTNTCTAAATTTTCTTTTGAGTTTGTTTGAATGTGTTTTTTGACAATAACATCATCCCTGATNCGAACATATCTACCAAATCTAGGAACACCCTTATCTGTAAATCCAGAACATTCATAATTAATAATTGTTCCAACTGGATGAGATATTTTATAATTATTTCTAATTTCATCATCCATACCTGAAAGAGTAAATATATGATTATCATCTTCATCTATACTCATATATGTATCATGATTAATTAGTGGTCTACAAATAAGACTTCCTAATAGTCCTTTATATTTACCATCCCCAAGTTTGTAACCAATAATTTGACCTTCTCTGTCAAATGAGGGTTTATATTTTAACATTTCATTTGACCGACCGTTCTTATATTTAGATTTTGGATGTTTAATCATAATTCCTTCACCTCCATCATTTATAATTTCATTGTAAAATTCTTTCATCATAGATTCATTTTTGATTTTGATTTGTTTTGCGAATATTAATGGGCAATTCATTAAAAGTTTATTTTTTTTTTGTTTAAGTTTATTAGATTTTTCAGTGAATTCCACAATTCTTTTTAAGATTTTTAATCTTTCTATGAATGTTTGATCAATGTTAGTGATATCATATACTTGATACTGAATATTTTTCCATTCATCTGGATTTGGATTCTTCTTGCGAACAGTTCCCATTAACTGAAAATTATCTCTCCCCGCCCATAGTTCACCATCTATAATTGTATCTTTTAAAAGATCATAGGGGGGCATTGTTTCCAAGAAGCATTCTGGTGCGTTAAATCTCTTATTATTACGAGAATAAAAGACACCGGTTAATTTCCCATCAATGAGTTCATAACAGAAAAGACATCTGTAACCATCAAACTTTTCAGACATTATCCATCCTATAGGAGGATTTAATGTTTCATTTTTGATAGTCATACCCAATTGATATTCTTTTGCGAGCATAACATCTTTTTTATTCATTTTGTATTTATGGTAATATTATCATAAATAATATTTAAATCAAATTTACATTATTATTATTCATTGTATCTTTTATTAATTTATGAACCTTATTAATATCTGCACCAGAACATTCGCCTTTTAATTGTTTTTCTTGATACATAAAAAATGTAGGAACACTTCTAATTTTAAATTCACTTGCTAATTTATCATTTTCATCGATATCAATCATATATATTTCTAATTTATCTTTATCACATCCTTCACTTATTTTTTGAATAAGAGGTTTTATACTTTGACATGGTTTACACCATTTCGCTGTAAAATAAAATAAAAGAAAACATTTCTTATCTGATAAAAAAGATAAATCATTATCAGTAATCTCAATCATTATTATTAATATTAATATTTAATCTTTAAATTTAATAATCATCATAACTTTCATCACTAATCATTTCTTCAATCATTTGCGTTCTATTATCTTCATATAGTGATTCTTTATATACTTCATATGATAAAGGATTGTTGTCAATATGTTCTTGTTCTTTTTGATAATAGATACGCTTTTGATGATTTGATAGTTTATTAATTTCGCTCGTATTAAGATATCTAAACTTTTGTGAATAACTGGATACTGGTCTAATTAATCCTTTATAATCTTCTTTATTTACAGTATGATTCCATAAATTTTTTGGGAATTTATTTCTTTCATGAAGTCTGCAAAAGCAAATATATCCACATATATATTTATCTTGATATGATTCTTTCTTTTCTTCATCAAGACATAGAATATTTTCTAGATGAAGCCATGGTTTACCAGAAATATTTTTTTGGCAATGAAAGCAGTTCATTTTAGTTATATGATAATTTATATTGTTAAAATTAATTATAATTTTAAAATCAAATTTGATAATAATTAGCATTTAAAAATTATCATATAACTATTCATTAGTATGGAAATTATCTCAAAAGAAAACTTAAATAATATTTTATCTGTATTTGATGATAAAATTTATGAAAATATTAACAATGATATGACTATGTTAAAAACAGAATCATATAATAAATTAGATGATATTTATAAAATAAATGATAAAACTGATAACTTATCCTTATCAAAGAAATCATATTTTCTAAAATTTATTGATAATTATTATAATACTCAAATAGAGATATATAATCAACGTATTAAAAATAAACAAAATATTATTGAGAGATTAGATAAGTTAAAACTATTAAAATTACCAGAACAAAGAAGTCCTGAATGGTATGATATGAGAGATAAAATGTTAACTGCTAGTTCTTTAGCGGATGCTATTGGTGAAGGTCATTTTTGTACAAAAGAACAATTATTAATGCAAAAATGTGGTGGACCTAGGGGTGATGTTCCTTTTTCGATTGTTGAGTGGGGAGTTATGTATGAACCTGTTGCTACAGAATTTTATGAATCATTAAAAAACGTTAAAATTTTAGAATTTGGATTAGTTCCTCATCCTGAATTTGAGATATTTGGTGCTTCACCGGATGGAATATGTGATGAAACTTCTAGTGAAGAATGTATTGGGAGAATGTTAGAAATCAAGTGTCCTCCTAAAAGGAAATTTACAAAAGAAGTTCCTAAACATTATTGGATACAAATGCAAGGACAATTAGAATCATGTGATTTAGAAGAATGTGATTTCTTACAAGTTAAATTAATTGAATATAATGATGAAACTGAATATCAAAATGATATTTATATGGAAAATGATATTATTAAAGAAGGTATTTCTTCATTAAATTTACCAAAAGGATTAGTTCTTGCATTTGTAAAGAATAATTTAGAAGGTAATCCTACAATCTATTATGAATATTCTAAATTATTTCTCTCATATGAAGATATTTTAGAATGGTCTATAAAAACGATTTGTGATTTTGATAAGGATTATGATGTTCTTGTAAAACATTGGTGGAAAATAGAAAGATATGAATGTACACTTGTAGCAAGAGATAGACAATGGTGGTTAGATGCTCAACCCAAAATTATAGATTTTTGGGAAGATGTATTACATTATCGTAAAATTGGTATTCAATCATTATTAGATAAGAAAGAAGAAAAGAAAAACCAAAAACTTAAAAATAAGAAAACAAAGGTACAAAAAAATTCATTTAATATTGACAAAGAAATTGTAGATCAAATACAAAGTACATATTTAATAGATTCTGATTAATAATCTAATATATAATTTATATTAATAATCTAATATAAATTATATATTAGATAAATGTATCATTGTCATAAATGTAAGAGATTGTGTCAACTTCACAAAGGTAAATATATACCAAGTAAGGAATGTAAATGTAATAAAGGAAAATCTATGAAATGTTCTCCTAAAAATAGACCATTATCTGAACCAGAAAAAACCGGTATTAAAATAGATGATTGGTTAAGTAAACATCGATTAAAAAGAAAATCCAATAGTAGGAGATCAAGTAGTGGTAGAAGATCAAGTAGTGGTGGTTTTGAGGTAAAAAAGAAACCTGTTTTAGCGAAAAGGACAACAAGAGTTGTAGCGAGACCAGTTCATAGAAAACCTGTTATAGCAAGACGAACAAGTAGTAGTAGAGGAACAAGAGCAACCATGAGAACAAATAAACCAGTTTTAGCAAGAAGAACTGCTAGAGCTGTAGCGAGACCCATTAAAGGGAAGAAATCTATGAGTATAGAAGAAAGAAATTTTTTTTGGGATCAATTTGCAAAGGCGAAAAAGAAAAAGCACAAGAAAAAGAATACAAAGAAAAATAAATAGGTTTAAAAAAGATGATTGATATCTAATATAAATTAAGATGGATATTAATATAACAAAATTATCAGATAAGGAAATAAGTGATATATGTATTAAATATAATATTATTAATACAAATGATTTAAATAAATGTACACGTGAATTTGCAATTAAAGAAATACAAACATGGTGTGCTTATAAAAAAGAATCTTATAAGAAAAGAAGAAATTCATGTCCAAATATAATGAATCCTGAAAATACTCAAGTTAAAAATATTCAGCAAAATAATAAATTACAAAGGACTAATTCTCAGCCATTAAATATACAAAAAACACATAATCCTAAAACAAGTCCACCAATAGGTCTTCATCAAAGGACTAATTCTGCTCCATTAACTGAAAATGAAAAAACTTTAGCAAGAGAAGAACATCATAAAGCAGTAATTCATAATAATGTTAAACAAAATGTAAATACAAATTTAAAAAATCCAAATATGGATAACTATGATAAACTTGGTGTATATCCTGCGGTTAGAAGGTTAATTGCTATAGGAGATTTACATGGTGATTTAAGAGTAACATTATTAAGTTTAAGATTAGCGAAAGTAATTCCTTCGAATATATTTCCATATAATGTTGATAAAATATCATGGTGTGGTGGTGATACATGGGTTATTCAGTTAGGTGATCAGATAGATCGTTGTAGACCAGATAGTTGGAAAAAAAATTGTATAGAAAATATAAATGATGTTGTTGAGGATGAAGGAAATAATATGATGATCATAAAATTATTTCAAAAATTAGATGTAATGGCAAAAGAACATGGTGGTAGAGTTTTGGGAATGTTGGGTAATCATGAATTAATGAATATTGATAGAGATTTTAGATATGTATCACCACAAGAATTTTTAGAATTTGTTCCTCCAAATGAAAGAAATGTAAAATATACTGAAGATGGTTATCCATATGGTTATTATCATAGATTAAAAGTATTTGAGAGAGGTGGTAATATAGCGAAACATTATGCAATACAGAAAAAATCGATAACATTAGTTGGTAAAAATTTATTTGTTCATGGTGGTTTAAGTCATAATTTAGTATCAAAATATAGTATTCATGAAATAAATCAAGTTGTACAGAAATGGTTATTAAAAACCGCAAATGATAAAGAAAATAAAATATTTGATGAAATATTTAGAGATGATGATGATATGTCTCCTTTTTGGTGTAGATTATATAGCGAAGATGATGGATATGGAGAAAATACAGATAAAGGTTTTAATGAATTACTACACATTTTAAATAAAAATAATAAAACAATAACTCCAATTGATAGGGTTGTTGTTGCTCATACACCACAATTTATGGAGGATAAGTATATGAATTCATTGTATAATGATAGATTATGGCGAATTGATGTTGGAATGAGTAGAGCTTTTGGTGAACAGGGTGATTGTTGTCCAGATAATAAATACAGACAAATCCAAGTATTAGAAATATTAAATGATAATATTTGTAATAAATTAATAGCTCCTTATTTAGGAAGACAACCATGTGAAGGTATTGGACAAAATGCTATATTAGAGAAACCTAAATTTTTATAAATTTGATTTAAATATAATTTTTTTTAATTATAAAACGATAAATGCCAATTACAACAAAACAGATTTCAGATAATAATGGAGTAAAAATATTTAAACATCATGATATAAAATTAGAAATATTTATAAAAAACTGGGTTATTCCAGAAAAAATTAAATTCCCAAAATGGCAACGCGAAGATTGTTGGACAGATGAATATCGTATTGAACTTATAGAATCAATTATGATTAAAAATGATATTCCAAAATTTTATCTATCACAAATAGATAATGATAATAGTAATTTATTAGATGGTGGTCATAGAACGAGATCTATACTAAAATATATGAAAAATGAATTTTCGATTAAGATAGATGAATTATTTGTATATTATGATAAAATTCCAGTAAAGAAAAGTGAAAGGAAAAATAGAATTATGAATGAATCTGAAAATGATATATTTAATAATTATAAATTATCATTATGTATATATGAAAATCTAACTGAATTAGAATCGCGTAAGATATTTAATACTTTACAAAATTCACAACCAATGTCAATGGCAGATATAGTTAATTCACATGTTTCTCCACTAGTAGATTTCCTTAGAATTATCTGTGATTATAAAATTAGTGAAGATTTAACATTATCTGAATATGTAAATTCTGTAAATGATATCTATTTTCCAAATAAAAAGAATAATAAATTATTATATCATCTTGCATCAATCTGGACAATAGTTGTACCGTCTGAAATTAATGAAAAATCAAAAGGTGATACAAATGATATAAAGGCTTTATCTTATTCATTACAAGGTGAAAATAAAAAAACATCTACATGTTGGCATTATATTAAAAATTATAATAGTGAATTAATTGACAAAAATAAAGATGATTTTATAAATATTATATTATGGTATATAAAAATCATAAATAATTTAGAAAATTATGAAATGATTGATAAATTAAAAAGAGGCGAATGTTTATCTTTAATTCATTCATATATATATATTAACAATTTTTCAGTAAATAAATATTTCAACATGATAAAAGATATTAGACAATATGAATTTATAAAAAAAGAAAGTGAAAAATTAATAGATCATAATTATGAACAATATTGCACTAATAAAGAAAAATATGAAAGTTTAGATGGAAATTATAATAATAATTTATCAATTTGGAGTAAAGGTTGTACTAATATAAATAAAGATCATATGAATCGTAGATATAATACTATAAAAGAATATTGTACAGATAATAATTCACTATTATCTGATTGTGAAACAATTGGTGAAATTACTTCTTAATTATAAAAATTTAAATTATTATTATTTTTTTTATAAATTTGATTTATTTAAATATAATACAATAAATTATATAAATGATTACTTTTAATAAAAGTAATTTTGATAAATATAAAGACTCAATTAATCTTATTGATGATTTATTTAATAGATATTCAGATACAGATGATTTTATGAATAAATTATGTAATATTATACAAACAACAAAAGAAAATAAACATGATAATGCTGAAGTAAGTACTCCCTATAATTTATTACAAAAAATGTCAAAAAGATTTGATAAAGATTATTTTAAAAATTTACCTACAATCTTAGATTATTCTTGTGGAAAAGGTAATATTATTATTACAATATTTTGTTTATATTTTAATAAATTAAAATCTGATTATGATGATAATGTTAAATTATGTAAATGTATTTTAAAAAATATATATTTTTCAGATATAAATGAAATAAATGTTTATGTTACTAGATATAAATTATTAAAATTATGTGAAATATTTACAAATAAATCATATGATTATGATATGAATTATTGGGTAGGTGATAGTATAAAATTAAATATATCTACAGTATGGAATATAAATAATTTTGACTTAGTATTTGTTAATCCACCATTTGAGAATAAATTAAAAAGAAATAAAACTCCTCATAAACTTTGGATTGACTTTACATTAAAAACATTTAATGAATGGTTAAAACCAGATGGATATTTATATCAAATATCTCCATCAAGTTTCTCTAGTCCAAGTAGTAAAATATTAAAATTATTTAGAGAAAAAAATGTAAAAGAAATTCACTTTAATCAAAGTGAATATTTTAAAAATATAAGTATATCAATATCATGGTATATTATACAAAATAATAATAATTTAAGTGAAACAAATATTAATGATAAATTTAAGATATTAATAGATGATAATGTTATTTATATACCAAATGATATATCTAATCCTATATCATTAAAAATACATGATAAAATTATGTTTAAAAAGAATACTAAAATAAAATTAGAGAAAGATTATGTAACATGTCATAATATTAGATTAAAAGATGATAATTCATCATTAAGTAAGATAGAAACTGAAAAGCATAAATATCCAGTATTTCATACAAATAAACAGATATGGTATTCATCTATAAAACAATCATTAAGTGAAAAGAAAAAGGTAATGTTTACTCGTTCGGGATATACAAAACCATTTTATGATGATGGTAATTATGGCGTAACTGATTTAGGATATTATATAGTTGTATCAAATAAAAATGAGGGTGAAAATTTATCTCATAATTTAAATACTGATATATTTAAATATATATTTAAGACAGCAAGATGGTCTGGGTTTGGGAATGAAAAGGTATTTTCGAATATATCAAAATTACCAGATAAAAAATATACAAATGATGAAATATATAAATATTTTAAATTAACAGATGATGAAATAAAATATATTAAAGATAGTCTTTAATTTTAAACCACATGTTTGTAGATGTGCTAATTTCTTTGGACTTTTTAGGTCGTCTTTCTCCATATTTAAGCATTTTATTTTCTTTTTTATGAAACTGTTCACCTTCATATTTATTTTCAGGTAAATACCACGCTCCATTTTTCTGTAATGTAAATGGGATATCAATATGAAGTATTTCGCCATTAAAATCAGAAAATATTATTCTTATATTCTTATTATGTTTGTGATATGATAATTCACAATTTTCATTATTCACTCGTTGTAAAAGAGTTTTATATTTTTCATTAAATAATGAACACATCATCTCTCCATTTTTCCCTATTAATAATAATTCTTCATTATGATATAAATCTGCTTTTTTCATTAATTTTGATTTAATATTATTTTTATTAAGTTTATCGAGCGCTCTAATAACTATATCTATTCCTCTTAATCCATATTCTTCGCAATCATTAGTCCAATTTTGTTTTATATTATCCCAGTAAAGTGCATCATCTGAATTTACATATTTATCTTTTACTATCTGAAGAATATTATCTATTTCATTCATATCTTCTAATATATCTTCATGACCCATTAAAATATAATTTTTATTTCTTTGCTTCAAGCATTTTTTTTGTCCTTTAAATCGTTTACCTGTTTCGCGATCTAAATACATCCCTGGTCCACATGCTTCATCTAATACACAACTATTAATAAAAGAATGCCATGTTCCACTTGACAACTGAATACTATCATAACCACATCTATAATTTTTTAATGATATTGATATAATTTCATCATTTTCTAATTTTATTATAAAATCACCTTTTAATCCTTTATTGCGATATTCTGCTTCTACATTCATAATATCCATACGACAAGAATATTTCTTTACTAATTCATCAATAAACTTGCTACAACATAAATCTAAATTTTTTTTATAATCTGAATTAGCAAATTTAGTACATAAATTTCTCTCTCTACAATAATCATTAAATTCTTTCTCTATACTTTCAATAGAACTAATATTAAGATCTCTTTTTATTAATTCCCTCTGTACTATAAGACACCAATATATTTCACCCGTATCTTGTATATAATGATCTATACAATCACCTGCACCCATTATTATAGTTTTATTTATTTATCTTTTAAATAAATAAAATCAAATTTAATAGTATAATGAAAATAAATATATATAATCATTTAGCGATTTATCATACAAATTTAAGAAATATAGGAATATTTATTACAATTGCATTAGCATCATACAATTTTACATACAAAACAAATTATATGAAAAAAATAGGAAATACAATTATTCCTTTAATATTTATATTTATATCAATGTTATTGAATATTGATCTATTATATATGATCAATTATAATGAATTACATGATTATAATAATAAAAAAGATATAATTACATTAAATATTATTCCTTATTTAACAATGATATTATTATTTTTAATATTTTTAAGAATTTTTTTTATTTAATTATATATAAGTTTCACAAATTTGTCTACAAACATCAATATCATCATAATTATCTATATAATATTTAATAAATTTTATTAATTTTTCTCTCTTTTGTTTTTTATGATTAATATGAATATTAATTATATCATGTATATTTGGGCGAAAGAACATATTCCATCCTGATACACTATATTCATTTTTTAAAGTTTCTTCATATCTTAATGTATTTATAATATTTTTAATATAAGATTCATAACATTTCTTTTTAAATGAATTTATTAATTCTTTATCAATATCTTCTTTATTTAGGACAATACTTCCGTAGTAATCTAGCATTTTTATGTTCTTTATTTAATTAATAAAAGAATTATTAATCTTAAATCAAATTTAAAAATTTTTTATATGCTTCACTTGCATTAATTCTATCTTTATAATGAAATTTTAACATATCATTAAGTAAACTAATATATGATTTTAATTCTTCACTTTTAAGTAATTCTATAATTGTATCACTTTCTATATTATGTTCATATGCTTTGTCAAATATTAAAGTTAAAATAGTAATAGCAAGTGAATAAACATCTAATTTTTTAAGCAATTCATTTAAATTTTGTTTATTTTTATTATGTAATTTATCTTCTAGTAGTTCAAATCTTAACTCGTCACTATTTTCATTTGACAAACTATGAATTGGTTTATATAAATTATTATAATTATTTCTTGGAACATATTCTGCGATTTCTTCCTGTTCATCTAAAATTTCTTCATTGGAATAGTTTGGATAATAAATATATTCAAATGGATATGATTCATAAATTCTATCACCTTTAAATTCAGTGTTCATTCTTTTAATAACTTTATTATAATCCTTTAAAAAGATAGATAATCCATAATCAATTAAAATAAATCTATCATTTTTATAAAGAATATTTCTTCCATTTAAATCATGATGACATATATTATGTTTTGATAATTCATGGATTCCCATAAATAAATATTTACATTTTTTAAATAATTCTATAAATGAATATATAAATTTTTGTTTCTCTCTAAATACTGATTCAGTAAAAAATTTTTTCATATAACTTCTCGCTGAACTACCACCATATACACCTTGATATAATAAAAATTTAGTATTATTATTTAAATTTTTAATTTTTTTCTTTTTTGGAATAATACATTTATCTATATCACTAATTTGTTTTAATTTATTATATTCTGGTGATAAGCATTTTTGTGTCCATATTACAGTCCATTCTTGATAATTTTCTATTTTTTTAATAAAATTATTTATCTGAAATTCATTATATGATTCACTGTCACCTGCAAATAATAATTTAGAAGTTTCTTTATTTTTAGATTTACTTTTAGTATTTTTTTGTTCTTTGTCACATGGTATTTTAGGAGTAAAGACGCATCCAAAACTACCACTATTAATTAATTTCGATTTACTCATGTTATGTCTAATTTATAATAGAAATTAATATATAATTAATTATATATGACAACATTTAATGGTACAGATAGAAGTACATGTCCAAATATGAATGAAAATACTGATCAGGAAGCATGGAATACATTTGTAGAATATGGAAGTTCACCTTCATCGGGGACAGTTGATCCGTCATTTGGTACCGGAGATTTTAATAGAATATGTTTTAATATTTGTGAAACAGGTAGTATTAATGTACAAGGATTACCAGAAAATTTTCACTATATTGATCAAAATGGTATTTGTAGAGATTGTCCTGGACCAGGAGATGCATCTGGTATAGAAGATATTGGTGATATGGCAGAAATGTGCGCTAATTTACCACAAGGCCAAGAAGTTTTTCCAGGAACAGATGGAACACCTACTTGGTTTATTAGACATCAAGAATATAATTTAAGAGAAGATTTTATTGGTTTAGATATTGACTGGACAGATACAAGCGAAGATGGTCCTAAATTATTTTGGATGAATGTAGAAAGGGGACTAACTGATAATGAAATTTTATCACAAATTGGTACTCGTAGACCCGGAACAACTGAATATTCATTACCAGCAGGATATGATAATATGACAGAATTAAGAAATGCTATTAATGAAGGTAGAGGTTCAGTAGTAGTTTGCGATACTACTAATCAACCCGATTGGATTACAGATACAAATCCATGTATAACAGGGGATGATAATTTATTACATTTTGGACCCAATCATATTGTTATTGAAGAATTAAGAGATTTTGAGATTTATTTACAAAGTCAAAGAGATAGCCAAGATTCTAGTACTGTTGGTTCTGTTATCCAAAGTTTTAGTGAATTGCTTTCTGGTATTACAGGCGATTCATCATTTGAGGCATGTGTAAATGATAAATTAAATACAGGTGATAATGATAGTGAAATACAATCAAGAATTTCTTCATATGATAGATTGTCACAATTTTCTAATGAAGATATTAATTATCTTAAAAGAAAATTAAGAAGAATTGTAGTTATAAGAACGGATGATGTCAGTGAATGTATGAATTTATTAAATTTGGGACAATCAGTATGTACTACTGGTGTAGCAGATAAAACATTGCAAATTGGAAGATTAATATTTTCTATAGTTGGAAATGATAGAATTGATGTCTTAGATATGGATAATGATGAACGAATCAAATTAAATAAAATGATTGATGAATTGGGTCCATTAATTCCTCAAGCAATTAAAAATATAATTCATGTTTCTAAAGAATATGAAACAAGGATTTGTAATGTTCCATCAAATACAACTTTATTATTAGAAAGAGTATATACTGATTTATATGATAAACCCACTAATATTAATTTTGATATAAGTCCATATATAGATTTTAATTCATTAATAAATATAGATGATAATGTAAAATTTATTAAAACAATAATCGTATTAATAGTTTTTTCCTATTTATTCATGCATTTAGCAAATATATTAACAGCTTTTTTTAGTAGAGGTAAAGATATATCTTAATATTATTTTATTTATAATTTATATATGACTCAATCAACTACTGGTGAAAGTGGGGGTAATAGTATATTTGATAAAATTATGAACCAACCATATTTCGCGGCGACCACACCTGATAAAAACCGTGTGATGACTTTTGAGGAAGTTAAAACTTGGAATGATCTATCTATATTTCTACAAAAACATGCTATTACTAATGAAACCAAATTATTAGAAAAATATAAAGAAATTATTAGACTAGAAGATAAAGATTCGCCACAAGAGAGTATGAGTGAAACATCAGGTTATATTGATAAATCCAAGAGATTTCAGTCAGGCGAGTTACCTGAAGAGGAGGGTGGGAGTGAAGAATCTCCTATTACCGGCATAGGAAATCCATCCTCTGAGCAAGTGGAACAAAGTATAACAACCGCGGTGCGGGAGGGTGCCGTAGCGGCGTCAGAAAGGGTACGAGGAGGGGCAACGGGTTTGCACGGAAAGACTGTGGAAGGAATTTATTCTGCTGGTAAGGCGGCGGGAGGATTGTGGAGAGCGTCCGGAGAGGTGGTGCGAAATGTGAAAAAAAGTATGGGCGATGACGATAATTCTCTGAGGAGCAACCCGATGATGGAGAATGCGGCGACCCGACGCAGAGAACGTCTAGCAATAATAACGAAAGCGCTGGAGTCAGGAGGAAATCTCACGTGGGATGAGACTAAGGCCAGGAACCTGGCCGGACAGCCAATCCTCCCGCAGCAGGCGCTGGCGAAGTTTGAAGAAGATAGGCTGCTGTCTCGGGTGGAGGCGGAGAAGCAGGCGGCCAAGGAGGCGGCCAAGGAGGCGGAGAAGCTGGCCAAGGAGGCGGAGAAGCAGACCAAGGAGGCGGAGAAGCAGGCCAAGGAGGCGGAGAAGCAGGCCAAGGAGGAGGCCAAGGAGGAGGCCAAGAAGGCGAAGGCCCTTCAGAAGGCTGTGAACAAGAAGTGGATGGATAGCACCGTCGGTCACGACGCCGCTCTCCTTATGGATCCGATCGAGGAAGAGGGGGGGGATGAGAACGATGATGAAGCAAGGGGGGGGGGGGGG